ATGAAGCTTTTCGTCGCCTCGCTCGCTGTCGCACTCGCTGGACCTTGCCATGCCGCAAAGCTCGAATCCGAATTGCCCGAGGGCCGGTCGCCCGCGCGTGCGGGAGACATCGTCGACGCTTCAGGCAAGGTCATCGCGAGCGCCTACCGTGCACTGGCGTACCAGTTCGGGCAGCACGCGGGCGTAGCCTATCGATTCGGACCGCCAGCATCGAAGGCTGGGGTGCCCACGCTCCCGCTGCGCGAGGACATCGGCGCCATCACGCACTGCGGGGAAGGCGCCGGCTGCAAGACCTACTACCAGCTGGGCAAGGAAAGCGGCACGCCCGACAACGCCTATGTGAGCACGCATGGCGTCGCGATCGGGATGCCTGACACGCCGGACTCGGTAGCCAGCGCGGTCGCATGGTTCCAGGCTCAGGCCACAGACCGCGAGACCTGGATGCAGCGCCCGCAGCTACTGTGGCAGGACAGGACGCTGTCTCCTCCGGCGCTGCGCGACTACTTCTCACGCGGCGCGCTGTCGCCCAACAGCGCCGCCGGTCTGCCGATCGCGGAAACCCGAGGGGAGGGCGGCCCCGATGGACCCTCCACCCGTATGTCGCTGGTAGCGACGCAAGGAAGCCCCAGCGAAGGCGCCACCATCTACACCGTCGGCACCTACACCGCGCAGCAGCGCGCATTCGTGAGGCTTCCGGTTGGCAAGGTGCCCACGGCGCTCGCCGTGACGCCCATGTCCGAATTCGCACTGGCGACGATCTGGGACACCGTCGCCGTCAAGGGCCAGGTCGCGGTGATCGCCTTGGGTGGCGTTCCCATGAACCGGACCTGGGAGAAAAAGGACGACTGGTACGACTGGTGGCATGACTGGATGGATGGCACCAAGCCGGGCTTCCCGAATCAGGGCGGCATCGGGTTCATGAAGGTCGTGGGCTACGTCGACCTGCCGGCGAACGTGACGGCGCCCACGGCCATCAAGGTCACGACCGGGATCGATCCGGTCGCCATGACAGTGCACCCGGTCGGCAAGGAGATCTCGTCGATCGGTGCCCTCGGCTCGCCGCTTGCCAGCAACCGCGCTAAGTTCCTGCCCGGCGGCGAGTTCTACGAGCGCTATGCGAAGGGCGGGGTGGCCGTCGTCGCCTCGCAATCGGAGAAGACGGCAGCCTTTGTCGACCTTGGCCCTCTGTTTCGCTACTTCAATTCGATGTACCTCGACACCGCCGAGAAGCATGCGCAGACACAGAAGCTCGGCATGGGTGCCAACCAGTGGCCCTACCCGCTGGCGCCCGGCTCCATGCCCGTCGTTGCGAAGGTCGTCGCGGTGCCGGGGACCCCGGTCGCCGTCGAGACGACCGCCACGCTCGGCCACTGGTCCAAGGATGACCGGGAGCGCGTGCCCGGCACGCCCTACTGGCGGACCACGCCGCGCTACCCGAGAGCCTGGATTGCGACGCGCGAGGGCGAGTTGCACATCTACTCGCTCGGGCGGTACGCCGCAGGGCCGAAGCCGACCACGCCCAAGCCGAGCGACATCGCGCACGTGGGCAAGGTCACGGGGCTGGGCAGCAACATCACGTCCCTGGCCAAATCGAAGGGTTTCCCCGGGCGTCGCGACACGGCGAATGATTCGGTCCTGTTCACCGCGCGCGGCGACCGTGCATGGGGCTGGGTGGGCTTCAGCGACGACCAGGACAGTGGGTCGGTGATACGCCGGATGGCGGACTCGCGCGTCGACCCGATCATGGTGACCGAGGCCGATCAATACTCGACCGCCGGAGGCGTGGTGACGGTGGCCGACTACACGGGCAAGGCGATCAGGAACTACCGCTTCAGCAACGTGGTCTACCCGCGCAATTCGAGCCAGACGTCGTTCTGCCCGCGCGACAAGGGCGGTTGCCCGACGCTGACGCCCGATGGGGAGTACGCGGGAGCGCTGGATCTGCCCTTCCGGCCGTTCTCGGTGCATTCGTCGAATGCTCCGTGATCCACCTGCCTTCGATTTTCGTGGCGCACACATAACGAAGGGCCCTCTGAACCACACCGGCTTTCGAGGAGGCCTGTTGGCTTGAGTCAAACCGGCGTGGTCTGACTTCTCTTTTGGCTGTTCTGAATTTTATTATTCCAGCCCCCCGCAGGGGCCGCCGGAGGCGCCCCCGGTTGGGCCATGTACTCATGGTTCAACCCTCCTGCAGCGCTGCCGACTGGGCAGGCTTGGTTGTGTTCACAGCCTGAGCTTGTAGGCGCCAGTAGTTTGCCTCTGCTTCGGCCGGCGGGATGTAGCCGATGGGCTCAAGCAAGCGATGATGGTTGAACCACGAGACCCACTCGAGGGTGGCGAGTTCGACCGCCTCGCGCGTCTTCCAGGGCCCGCGCCGGTGGATGATCTCGGCCTTGTACAGCCCGTTGATGGTCTCGGCCAGGGCGTTGTCGTAGCTGTCGCCGGTGCTGCCCACCGAGGGCTCAACGCCGGCTTCGGCAAGCCTCTCGCTGTAGCGGATGGACACGTACTGCGAGCCCCTATCGCTGTGATGCACCAGCGCCCCTTCGCGCTCGCGCCGACGCGCATACAGTGCCTGCTCCAGCGCGTCGAGAACGAAGTCGGTCTGCATCGAACTGCTGACCCGCCAGCCGACGATGCGCCGCGCGAACACATCGATGACGAAGGCCACGTACACGAAGCCCTGCCAGGTCGAGACGTAAGTGAAGTCCGCCACCCACAGCTTGTTCGGCCGGTCAGCCTTGAAGTGCCGGTTCACCCGGTCGAGCGGACATGCCGCCTTGACGTCCGGTACTGTCGTTCGCACCTTTTTGCCACGACGCGCACCGCTCAGCCCGCAGAGCCGCATCAGCCGCTCGACGGTGCATCGCGCCACGGCCGCGCCTTCGCGCCGCAGTTGCCGCCAGACCTTGTCTGCACCATAGACGCGCAGGTTCTGGTCGTACACGCGCTGCACCTGCACCAGCAGGCTCGCATCACGCTGGGCTCGCGCGGGCAGCAGCGCCGGGTTGCGCTGGCGCGCCGCGTGGCGCCGGTATGCCGACGGGGCGATCTGCAGCGCGCGGCAGATCGGCTCGACCCCGCAACGAGCGCGATGCTCGTCGATGAAGGCGTTCACTTCTTGAGCTGGCGGTCGAACTCCGCCTGGGCGAAATACGCGCTGGCCAACTTCAGGATCTCATTGGTCTTGCGCAGTTCGCGAACCTCGCGCTCGAGTTCCTTGATGCGCTGCTGCTCGGCGGTGGTCGGGCCCGGCCGTACGCCGCTGTCGCGCTCGCCCTGGCGGACCCACTTGCGCAGCGTCTCGCCCGTGCAGCCAATCTTGCCGGCGATCGATTCGATCGCCGCCCACTGCGACGGGTACTGGTCCTTGGCGTCGAAGACCATGCGCACCGCGCGATCCATGACCTCGGGGGAAAACTTCGGTGACTTTCTCATCTTGGCTCCATTCTCAATCGAAGGAGCCTCCTCAAAATCCGGGGCGGTTCACTCCGCCAACTTTCGTTCGCGCGGAGGGCCCTCGCAGTCTCGGATTGCCGCGTAGGGTGTTGCCGAAACCGTGGCTTCATTGTCCGTGCGCCAGGGCGGTTGCGCCAGTCGCCAAGTGCCATAGTCCAAGTGAGAAATCTCCTCCAAGTTGGAGGAAAGTCTTGACTTCACGAGCTGGCGGAAACGGATAGGGAAGGGTTCGTCATGCGCGTGCGTCCATGGGGTGCCGTCCTTCATTGGTTGGCTCCGCGAACCTGCACTCGCGGGCCGGGCAGCGGCGCACAATCTCGGGAACTCCAAAGGCCCACAGGCATGACAAACCCCAGCACTCCCATGACCGACGGCCACGCCCTCGAATACCGGGGCTTTCGCTTCGAGCTGCGCGCAGACGCCGCGCGCGGCGGCTATCAGCCCGTCGTCGTTCTTGTGCGCACCCCTGCCGATGAGGAAGAGAAGCAGTTGCCGAGCGACACCGAAGAGATCGTCTATGGCACCGAGGCAGAGGCCATCCGGCACGCAGAGCAGCAGGCGATGCGCTGGGTCCATGACCGCACCGGTACAGGGCAGACGCAGTTCTAGACGGCGCGGCCATCTGCGGGGATCCAGGAGGCCAGGGCGCGTTCTCAGGCACCATGTGCGTGCCCGACAGTAGGCAGCCGCGCAGTTCGTCGACCACGATGCCCTTGCCTGCGGGGCCGTAGCTGCGGCGACCATGTTGGTCTGAAATGAACCGCGCAATGCGGACGCCAAGCCCGTCGGCGAGCAACGCGGGCGAGCACTATCCGAGCAGTGCATGCTCTACCCGCACTGACACCAGCAAGCAGCGCGGCGAACTGCTTGACAGGTAGCGTCGAACAATCCAGATTTGCTTGGCGGGCTTGCTTCCGTTCCGCTCTTAAATTGGACTTCATCGGAAGCTTCTAAAAGGAGAGCGCAATGAAAGGACTTCTAGCTGCTTTCGTCTTGGCAAGCGCTGCAGCTGGATTTGGCACTCCGACGCAGGCGCAGGCGCCGTCGAAAGGTCCGACCATCGGACCCGCGCCGAAACATACTTGTATATGGAGACCTATGCCTACGCGACTTCCCTCCCCGGGAGCATGTGGTTGGTATGGAAACCCACCCGTCGCCAGGCCGGGGAACTATGACTGTGGAGTGGTAAGCGACGGCAAACGGTGTGTTCGCAGCTGCAAGTTCAGGGGGTGTGCCTCGGGACCGTGAGGTTGGCAGCCGGTTGCACAGGCACACTCGTCCGAGGCGGTCACGGCGCTCGCCCAGCAGATGCTGCAGCACATCCAGCGCCAGACGCAGGACATCAGCGTGAAGGACGCCAAGCTTAAGAACTCAGGTTCGAACTGGCACGTCACAGGCCTGGGAGTTCGGTGCGAAGTCCGAGGCCCGCTGGATATTTGGCGATTGCCATAACGCCAAACAAAGAAGAAAGCCCGCTATCGATGTGATAGCGGGCTTTCCAGTTGCCTTGCGGCTTGTAGTGGCTCCTCGACCTGGGCTCGAACCAGGGACCTACGGATTAACAGGCCCCACGTCGAATCAGATTGGAACCCGCATGGATGCTGTGGTTCGGCTCCGCCGGTGTCCAATATTTTCGAGTCCGGAGCTGCGCTTCCTCCCTTGGGGAACGCCGGACAAAAGGCTGGATATTGGACACGTCAGCGGCCGATTTTCAGCTGGTTCGGAGCTGCGGTTTCGCGCCAGCGGGCCTTGATGTACTTCTCGGTCGTGGCCTTCGACTTGTGCCCGCAGAGCAGCTGGATGGTCTCGATCGGCGTCTTCGCCAGCCACATGTCCGTGGCACCCTTTCCCTTGAGATCCCGGAACCCGAACGACGGCATGTCCTTGAGCTTAGGCACGGCAGCGCGCACACGGTCCTGCGCCTGCTTCAGCATCGCGCTGATCCCGTCATACGTGTAGGCCTCGCCCTTCAGCGTGTGCACGATCGGCTGCCGCAGGACCGGGACCTCGCCGACGGCCTCGGCCACGATCTCCGCCAGTCGGCCTTCCAGCCCGATGTCGATCTGCCGCTTCGTTTTGCTTTGGATGAAGCGCAGGACCGGCGCGCCGGCCTTGTGGACCAGATTGACAGGCGTCCAGGCGAGCACATCAATCTCCGGGCGCTGCAGCGTGCGGTACACCAGCTCCATCATCAGGCGCACCGGCCTGTTTCCGGCCTCGTACACGGCCAGGTACTCCTCGTCCGTAACATATCGGTCGCGCTCGGTCTCCGCGTTGCGCTGCACGCCGCTGGCGCGCATGCAAGGATTGACCTGCAAGGCGCCCATGTTGCTTCGCAGCATCCAACTCATGCACGAGGAAAGGCAAGCCCGCTCGCGGTTGGCCCGTACGGCGCGCCCTTCCTTGGCGCCGATATCCAGGTAGTCGGACACGTGGTGCGGGCCGACTTCGGTGGGGAGCATGCTGCCGAAGAAGGCCTTCAGCGGAATCACATCGGCCTCGTAGTCCTCCAGCGTGCGCGCTGAGCGCTCCTTCGCGGCGACGAGCTGGCGGAAGTGGATGAGGAACTGGTCGAGGAACCAAGTCATCGTCCCGTAAGCGCCGGTCGGATCGTTGTAATGGTCCGCCCGCTTCTTGGCGGCGCCGAGATCCTTGCCGACGTTCTCCCACTTGCCGTTCGGGTGCACGTAGAAGAACGTGCCGCGTCGCAGGTAGAGGCGAGTGCCGGCCAGGCCCTGGCTATCGTCCTTGCGCTTGCGCCCCACGCTTGCCTCCTCGGATGAGCTTCAGCAGGGCGGCGCGGTCTGGCTGCCCGGAGCCGGCATTCTGCGCCTGCTCCGGCTGACGCCCGACCAGAACGCGCTCGAACTCGCCGCGGGCCACCAGAGGGCGGCCATTGGGCTTGCGCTTCACGATCAGGCCCTGCCGGCACAGGAAGCGGACCTGGGCGGCGGGCTGCTCGAGCGGCGCGCAGATCTCGGCGATCTCGGCGTCGGAGAGGAATGGCGAGTGGCTGCTCATGTGGGCCTCGCGTCGGATTGTGCGGCTGCTGGCTCGATCGCGTCGGCCTCGCCGGTCTCCAGCGACTCGAGCTCTGGAACCACGAACTGAGCTGTGGGGGCGTACATCTTTCGCCAGACATCTCCGTAGGCCTTCACGACCTGCACGTGGTCGCAATAGGGGTGCTCGACCATGACGCGCCCGAGGTGCTCTGCTGCGCCGCGGAGGATCTCCATCACCTGGTCGAAAGTGGGGGCGGTCATGGGCGTACCTTCCACTTGCCGGTCGTGATGTCAAAGTCGCGCAGTTCGCGCTTGAGGTCAGCGAGGATCCCCGGGTCAACGGCAGCAATGCGAAGGCGCCCTCGCATCAGCTTTGCCAGTTGCCTGGCCGCGTTGTCGCCCTGGTCGATCGTGGTTTTGGCTTCATCGACGGCCTGCCGGAAGTCGTTCCAGTTCATAGGTCTCTCCAGGTGATGCAGCCCGCGCTGGAGCAGCGGCCGCTTGTGCGGCCATCGGCCGACACGTTGAACTTGAGGACGCCCTGGCACTTAGTGCAGTGCATGGTGCTGCGCACGGGCGCCGCGGGCCGGAAGTCAGGGGCGGGGCAGTGCTCGGTGCGCACCGCGGCCATGGCGCGCGCGGTAGCGCTGGCCAGGGCGGAGAAGTGCTGTGTCGTCACAGATCGTCCTCCGGCGGCGGCTGCATGCCATGGCTGCAGTTCTCGCGGCAGTCGGCGTGGCCAGGGCCACCGGGCGCGCCGTAGTCGTACTCGCCAGACGCCAGATCAACGTAGACAGCTTGGGAACAGAGTGCCCAGCCGATCGGGCACGGCCGTCCGCCTTCGAAGTGCCAGATCCGGCCACCGTGAAGGCGGCCTTCCTCGCCGGCGAGATGGCGGGCGCCGTCGATCAACTGCTCGAGCGTGGCGAACGTCACGTGATCTCCTTCCCGCAGCAGTCGCACTGGTTCGTGCCGAGCTCCTCGGGGCTGTGCACCGATTCGCAGATGCAGTAGTACTCGTCGTACTCGTCGGGATCGCCCAGGAGTTCCTCGCCGTCGTCCAAGTCCGCGCCTTCACGCCAGGCAGCGCGATCTTCGAGTTCGGCTCGGTAATCTCGCTCCGCCAACTCCTCGGCCGCTTCCTCCGGGCTGATGTCGGCGCGCAGCTGCTCGCGGCGCAGGCGTTCCATGTCGGCTTCGTGCGCCAGGTCGCGCTCTTCGGGTTGAGTGCTCATTGAGCTGCGCCCTCCATCGCTTCCTGGATGGCGCCGGCCGTGAAGGGCATCAGCCTGCAGCTGCTCGGCAGCATCAGCGGGTGCTGCGGGTAGCCGCTGCGCGTGATGCGCAGGCACATGGGCTGCACGCCCTGGGTCCGGATGAGCGGCAGCACGAGCTGCGGCCGCTCCAGGCCCGCGACGTTCGAACCCCATGCCAAGCACACCGCGCCGGCGCCGCGCACGGCGTCGACGATGTGAGCATCGTTGTCGGGGCCGACGGGGTAGCCCGCGCGCCGCAGGTCCTCGGGCTTCGTCGCGCGGAAGGCGAAGAGGTTCACGACCTCGATGCCGCCGAAGGCATGCTCCTGCGCGAACCGGACGCAGCGGCGGATCGTCGCGTCATCCTCGTTCGCATCGGCCGTCGACGGGTTGAGCATGATGAACACCAGCGGGCGGGTATCCGGGTGCATCCAGGCGCGGCCGAGCCGGTACCGGAACTTTCCGCAGGGTGAGATCTGGGCGGAGCGCTTCATGGCGAGACCTCGAAGAAGCCCAGCGCGCCCTTCAGCGGCCGGAAGGGGAGGGTCTGGGCGTTGGCCAGCACGAAGCCTACGGCGCCCATGTACCAGGGCGATGTGCTGTCGGTGACGCAGTCGACGATGTCAACCTGGCCGACGATGCCTCCACGCTCGAGGTCTTCAAACGGGGGAAGGTGCGGCCGCGTGGCGGCCGGCAGGCTGGTCACCAGGAACATCACCACCTCCTGGTACTCGCGCCGGGTCATGCCCTGGCTGGCGTGCACAAGGATCGTCCCGCGCTGGCGGGTGCTCCACGTGCGGTTCTCGATGTCCTTGAAGCCGTTGACGATGAGCCAAGCCCAGGGCTGGCGGACAGAAAGCGCCTTCATGCTGCCTCCCTCGGCCCGAGGTGCTCATCGATCGCGCGGCACAGCGCCACCCGGAGGTCGCTCTGCGCGATCTTGGCGCCCAGCGGCTCGACGGTGCTCCAGTGCCCGATCAGGCGCTGCAGCTTCATGTCGCACCGGATCTTCACGCCGCGGTAGGTCCACAGGTTGACCCCGCAGGGCTGCATCATGAAGCTGTCGGCGGTCTGGGCTGGCTGGGCGGCCTGTTGCGGCTGCGGCGGTACCGGCGCGGCGTCCTCGCCGAAGAGGTCGAACGTTTCGCTCATACTGCGAACTCCAAACAATGGAGGTGGAGATGTGGAAGCGTGTTGCGGTGGCGGCCACTGTCGGTGTGACCTTGGGCGCGCTGATCGCGCTCGGTGTGCTGCTGGACTTGAAAGCCTCGGACTGGGCTGCTTGGGTGCAGGCGATCGGATCTATAGGTGCCATCATCGGAGCGTTCTTCTTGGCGACCTTGCAAGTGAGCAGCGCACGCACTCAGGCCATAGAAGTCGAGCACCGCCGCCTGATACGGCGACACAACGCGATCTCCGCAATCGGAGCCTTTGCAGAGAAAACGGTAAGAAGGGTTTGTGCGGCAGCGCAGTTGTTCTGTGATGCGCAAGGGGAATTCGTGTGGCGGTCTGACCTCGATTTCCTCCAACTGGCGCGTGACGAGTTGGAAACACTGAGAAGCACTGACCTTGAGTCCTTTCACCTCGTCCGTGGCATTCGGCGCTTGGCCGTTTCTGTCGACGTATGTATCAGGATGGACGAGGCACTCGTCGATGGCCTTGCTGACTCGAGTGACTATGGCTTCTGGAGCACGGAAGCCGCGAACGCCGCGGCCAATGCGGCTGGGGCTCTGCAAGACATTGAACAAGCGATCACCGAGTTTCGGGAAGACCCAGAGATTGCGCTGCCACCTTTCTCCCTCAAGTGAAGCTGGCATGATTTCAGCTCTCACCAGGATGGCAACGCCCAGCGTGCGCGAGGGGGTGCCGCGCTCGGCGTAGCAGTGGTCGCAGGCGGGGGAAACCTTCGGGCGGCCGATCCACGGATTGAACGTGTCATCGGTCCATTCGATCTTGCTGTTCGCGCTCATACTGCTGGCTCCGATTGATGGGGATGGACATGGCACTGGAAGACATGCACGACGTCTTGGTGGATCACCTGAAGGCACAAGGGGCCCTGCAATTCGCAATCGACTGCTGGGAGAACCTCTGGTGGCAGGCTCACAACGTCCCGGACGCGCCACTTCCGTGCCCGAACTGCTTTCTCGAAGGCCGTGTGGAACGTCTGGTGCCGCTTGAACGCACTGGTGCGCTCGGCGCCGTCCGGTGTGACGCCTGCAAGGCAGAGTTCGAGTTTCCTCGCGGGTGACATCACGCGGCCCTCTGCAGTGCGGCGATCACGTCGCGTGCCACTGGCGGGCACACGGCATTGCCGAGCATGTGCACGGCCTGCCGGTGTTGCGCCGGCAGACGGTAGGTGTCGGGGAAGCCCATCGCGCCGCGGTTCTCCTCTGCGGTCAGCATGCGCATGCGGTCACCGTCGACCACGGCCCAGCGGTCAAGCGTGGTGATGGTTCCGATCGGGCGGGATAGGCACCGGCCGGTCAGCCCGGAGCCGCTGCCGTAGTAGGGCATCAGGAACTGGCGGCCGTGGCGCGCGCGACCCGCGGCCACCCTGGCCAGCGTGGCGGGGGAGCGGCCCGGCCGGTTGATCGGCGACCAGGTGCCGCGGTCGAAGCGGATGAACGACTCGGCGCCGACGTGTGCGCGCGGCTCGATCTGCAGGTGGAGAGGATGCTTGCTGCGCGTGCAGACAATGAACAGGCGGCGGCGGTGTTGCGGCACCCCATGGTCGGCCGAGTCGATCACGTGCGGCGCCAGCGCGTAACCGAGTGCCTGCATCGCGCTGCACCAGGCTGGGAATAGGGTCCACTTGGCGAAGTCGATGACGTTTTCGACCAGCACCGCGGCCGGACGATGGCACTCAGCTGCAGATACAACGGCCCATGCCGTGCTGCGCTGGGCGTCGTGGTGCGGCTTCTCCTTGCCGCGGGCCTTACTGTGGCCCTGGCACGCGGGGGAGGCCAGCAGCAGGTCATGAGTTGGCACCTCGCGCCAATCTGCCTGCTGCAGGTCCTGGCAGGCGTGCGCCGTGCCTGGATGATTCGCCGCGTGCACGTCGACCGCGGCTTGCCAGTGGTTGGCCGCCCAGACGACGTGGACGCCCGCGTCCTCTGCGCCTTCGGTGAAGCCGCCGGCTCCCGCGAAGAGGTCGATCGCGGTGTTCATGCGGTCGTGCCCTCCGCGTCCTGGCCAGCCAGCTCGAGCGCGGCGCGTACCTTGTCCTTGGACATGATCATTCCGTGCCGCCGTCGCTGTCCGGGTCGGAGTCGTCGTCAGCATCCGGACCATCGGCCTCGGTGCCGCCGTGCTGGGCCGCGAAGATGTCGCCCGCGTCCTTCTGCTGCTCTGCATCGGCCGGCGGGGTTGGCGTGTCGGGCTTGCCCGCGCGGTAGCCCTTCTTCACCGGCAGGAGCTCGGCCGGCGCCAGCAGCTTCATGTAGATCTCGCCCTCGGACGCCAGGCCCGACAGCTCGCCATAGACATCGTTGTCCTGCAGCTCTTCGCCGTTGTACTGGATGGTGCCCATCACCGTGACGCTGCCGCCCTCGCTGAGCTCGTAGTGCAGGTTGGCCAGCACCACGTCGGTAAAGTCCGCGTGGTCGCCATCGGTGCCCCAGTCCCAGATGAAGCGGTAGCCGCGGAACTTCTCGCCCTTGCCGTAGGCGTAGGCCAGAGGCAGCTTCGGGTACCGCAGGTTCGGCATTGGAATCACCATGCCGGGGAGCGGCTCCTGGCCGGCGGTCAGTGCCTTGTTGAAGTAGTGGTGTGCGCGCAGGCCCGGCTCAATCAGGTCGAGCAGCGTGTTCTCGCCCGTCAATGAAAAGGCAAGGTCGATGGCGCGCACGCGTTCATCGCCGTGCAGCTCGCGGCGCGGGTTGGCGTTGGTGATCAGCACCTGGGTCAGGTTTTCAAGTTGGAACGGCATGGTTCTTCCGGTCGTGGTGATGGGCGAGCTCAGCGGGCGGCCCTGGCCGCGCGGTACTGCTCTTCGGTGATCTGGTCGACGCACGCCCGGCGCGGCTTGTCGGCGTCCTGCTTGGCGTTCACGTCTGTGGCGGCTTTCTTCTGGGCAGCGATGTAGCGCTCGGCATCCCAGACGCGATGCGAGGCGACGTAGCTCTTGCCGTCGACCGTGGTGTGGCGCAGGAAGATGTCGCGCGTGATGATGGTTCCCGTCATGGTGTTGCTTCTTCGAGGGAGTGAGAGGTGGGCCGGGGCGACTACTAAACGCCGGGCGCTCGGCTGAATTACTTCCTTGCGCCCTGCTCCGGCCCGAAACTGGTCAGGCGGCGACGGCTCGCGCCGGCGCGGTCGCGGTGGCAGCGAAGAACACTTCCATGCACGCGCGCGCATCGGCCATCGCGCTGTGGGCGTTCTGCAAGGGCTTCCCCATGAAGTGCTGGTAGGCCTCGCTGAGATTGGCGCTCTTGTGGTGGAAGCGCCCAGCCGCGCGCATCTTCGGCGTCGGCGGCAGCTTGAGGATCGGCGTCGCGAGGCGCTGCGTGCACTGCGCGCGGCCGCTCTTCCACTCGTCGGAAGGCGGGATCGCGAGTGCCGGGTCCTTCGGGTCGCGGAAGCGCTTCGCCGCGATGCGCACGATGCGCGCATCGAACTGCTCGTTGTGCCCAATGCGCTGGCGTTCGGCCCACAGCTCGAACAGCATGTCCAGCGCGACGGCTTCGGGAATGCCGACATCCCTCGCGCGCTCGGTCGTGATGCCGTGGATCTTGGCCACCTCGTCGGGGATCACCCAGCCTTCGGGGCGCACGATGACATCCAGGCTCGCGATCTCGTCGCGCGTGTCCAGGTCGACCAGGATGGCGCCGAGCTGCACGATGTGCGGCTGGGCCGGGTGCTCGGACGGCTCCGAGAACAGAGGCAGACCCGAGGTCTCGGTGTCGTAGAAAAGGGCGAAGTTCTTCATGCTGCTTCCTTGATCTGGCCGACGTGGCCGTTGTGAATCCATTCGGCCGCGACGGTCGCGGGCAGGCCGCTCGGCAGCGCCTTCAGGGTGCCGAAGAGGAGGGCGGTCTCGATCTCTCCCTGCTGGGCCAGCACATCGAGCCACGCGAGCAGGTCGGTGCGGCCCTGCATGTCGAGCACGTCGAAGCGATCGAGCACGAGCAGCTTCAAGCCGGACTGGAAGCTGATGGCCTCCGCGACCATCGCATCCACGCGCCAGCGCTCCGACTCGCTCAGCAGTGCGTAGGGGCGCAGTTCGCCGCCGGGGATGAGACAGCTCAGCGACATGTCGGCGTCGATGCCCACGTGCAGCCACTCGGCATCGGCCGAGCTCTGCAGCAGGCGCGCATTGATCGGCTCCAAAGCCTCCGCGAGCATCTCGCCCGGGATGCCGTCCGGAGCCAGCGCCGTCGCAATCGCATCCCATGCGGCTACGTCAGCGTGGTGGCCCGCGGCACCGGTGGTCTTCTTGTCCGCTTCCTTCGCGGCGCGCACGGCGGTCTCGTGCTTCTCCAGCTCGGCTGCAGCGGCGTTGCGCTTCACCTTAAGGGCGGCATGCCCCAGCACCTCGGCATCCAGGTCGGATTGCTTGGGCGCTGCCTCCTGCTCGCCCTCCGTCAGCGCCTTGAGCTCGGCAGCCGACTCTTGTGCCTGCGCCAGGTCGCGCTTGTCATTGGCGACGGAGCTCCGCAGCAGATCGCGCGAACGGCGCAGCTCCGGCAGCGCGGCGGCTGCGTCGGCATCGCGCACGGCCTCTGGCGCCACGTAGACCCGCAGCTCGGTGGGGCTCGCATGCTCCACCAGCCCCTGGCAGTGCGGGCAGGTGAGAGGCTGCGTCGGCGCCGCGCCGGCGGCCTTCGCCTCGGCTTCGGACAGCCGGTCTTCCCACTGCTGCAACTCCTGCTCGTCGGTGGCCAGCTTCGTTCTGATGCGCTCGACCCGCTCGGCCGACCCGCTCAGTGCTTCGACGCGCGCCGCGCGTACGCCGTGCGCCCTGATACCGGCTTGCAGCGAGCCGATGTTCTGGTTCGCGTTGGCAATCTGCTGATCGAGGCTGGCCAGGCGCTGCTGCGCGGCTGTGTGCGCCGCCTGATCGACCGCGGGCTTCTGAGCCTTCCAGGTCCCCGCCTTGACCGAGCCATAGGTCTCGCCGGTCAGCGCGCGCCAAGCGCCCTTCTCCTCGGTCGCCTTGTTCTTGGCCTCAGTGCATGCGGCTTCGAAGCCAGCGCGCAGCATGGGCACGACGCGATCGATCTTCGCCTTGTCCAGGCCCTTCGCGAGCAGACGCGTCGACACCGTCTCTGGCGTGATGCGGATGCCCATCAGCCCGAACAGAAACGAGCGGCGCGCGTTCGCATCCATCGTGGCGAAGCGCTGGGCATTCAGCACGTAGGGAAGCGCAGGGAACGCGCTGAAGCCTGCCGAGGCTACGGCCTTGCCGCTGGGCAGCAGGATCGTCGTCTTCTCCTCGCCGTCGGCGCCGGCGATGCCCACCTCGGCGAAGCCGGCCTTCTGGCCTTCCGTCACCAGTGCGCCGTATTCCTTCTTCAGGTCGACGCGGACGGCCTCGCCGGTGAGGGCCATGCGTACCGCCTCCTGCAGGCTGCTCTTGCCCGCATAGTTGCCGCCGGCGAAAAGCGTCACCGGCTTGCTGATGCGCACCTCGGCGCTGCGGATGCCGAGGAAGTTCTCGGCATGGATGTATGTCAACTTCATGGTGGTCACTCCATCGAGGTGGAAGAGGCGCGGGCGCGGCGGCTGGTGGCCGCGGCCGGCTTGGGTTCGGCGGCGCTGGCCAGTTCCTCGCGGCGCGTGCTGTAGACGCCGTCCAGCGTGGCCTTCACGTCGGCATTGGCGAGGGGGCGCAGCAGCTGGTCGGCCAGCTGGTCGAGCGCGTCGATGCTGGTGGCCGCTGCAAGGCGGTCCGCGATGCCTTCGACGTCGACGGTCGGCGCGGTGCTGGCCTGCTCGGCGGCGTTGGCCGCGGCGGCCGGCTTCTCCTCGGGCGCGCCTGCTGCCTTCGCCTGTGCCTGCTGCTCGGGCGGCGTTTCGTCCTGGGTGTCGGTCGTGACGACCTCGGCAGCCAGCGCGGGTGAGCTGGTGCGCACCTCCTCGGTGGAGACGTTGGTAACCCGCCCGTCCTGGTCGACATCGAGCACGATGGCGTCCACCGCCTCTTCCGTGGTGCGGCCCATGCCCATCACGATGTCGGGGGCGTGGATGTTCCCGAAGAAGCTGCCGGCCCGGTACTGGAGCATCAGGTGCTTCATTTCGGTCTGCCACTTCGAGCCAGACTTGCCGTACCAGCCCTCCTCTACGGCGAGCTTCATGCTCACCGGCGCCGACTCGATCACTGGCAGGTTCGCCGCCTTCGCCTGGTCAAGCGTGCGGATCTGCGGGGGGAATGCCACGTTGCCCGGGAGCGCCCACGCGATGCACTCCAGGTTCTCGACCTCGACGGTCACGTCCTTGAAGTTGTACCGCCGCAGCTCGTTGTTCCAGCCCTGCTTTTCCTTGTAAGTGGCCTTGATCAGCCCCTTGTTCCGGATGTCGAAGCGCAGCGGTGTGAAGCGGCGGCTCGCGTTGATCGCGGCGATCTTGTATTGGCCAGACCACGTCAGCCGGTTCTCGATCACGTTGGCGTTCTGCATGACTGCCGTGATGCTCATGCCCACCGAGCGCGCCGTCTCGATCGCCACCAGGCAGTTGCCGAGCGCCGCGGGGTTCTCGACCATCGTGACGTTGCCGTTCTTGTCCCTCTTCTCGTTCCACTGCCGGAAGGGAGGCGGTACCGCATTGGAGGTCGAGAAGGCTTGTCCAACGCGCTGCGCGAGGGCGAAGCCGCGCGCGGAGAACAGATCGACGGTCTGATCGTCGGGCTCGGGCATGCGCGCGAGCTGGTGATGGCGCAGCTGCTCGATGCTGGTGTGGTTGGCGGCCTGGGCCGTCGCGGTTGCAGACATTGATTTCCTTTCGGGCTGGGGTGGTGATCAGTCGTGGTACTTGCAGTGCGAGGCGTGCGCCGGGCAGTACTTGGCGCTGCACAACATCGACTTCGGGTTCGGGGGGAACACGCCGCTCTTCAACATGCCGGCGGCGATCTCGATGAGGCCGGGGAACTTGCCGTCGCCGAGCAGCGGGGTCTTCACGTCGGAGATCTCGCCGGTCGCGCAAGGCGTGTCCTTGGTGGTCTGCAGGCCGATGATTTCGGCCGGCCCTTCCATGCGCTCGCCCGAGGCCTGCTCGGCCATCAGGGTGTAGATGCCGAGCTGGATGTGGTGGCCCTTCGTCACCGCGCGCCGGCCGCCGGTAGCGGTCTTCTCGGTCGCGCGGCCGCCGGTCTTCACATCGGAGATGCCCTTGCGACCGTCCTCAAGCTGGCGCACGCGATCGGTGGTGCCCGTGACGCGCACCACGCCGTGCTGTGTGGCGATGTCGAGCGCCGTGCATTGCAGCTCGACCGCGGTGTAGGTGCGCGTCGGCGCGACCTCGGCGCAATAGCGGGACGTGAGCTTCACGGCCAGGGCGTCGGCCTCGTTCGGCGTGAGACCGTCATCCCACAGCACTTCATCGCGAGGATTCGCCAGCGCATCGCGCGCCACGTCGACCGCATCGATGATCTGGGCGAACTTGCCGTCGAGGATCTGCTGGTCGTACGCCGCGGTGCCGGCATGGACGGCGGTGCCGAGCGCTGCCGCACCGCCGGAAGGGCTGCGCAGGCCCATGAGGTTCTGCCAGTACCACTTGTAGGCGCAGTCGAAGAGGCTGGGCCAGGAGCTGGCGCGCACGACCGCCAGCGGTTCTTCGTTGTTGGGATCCATGGACACTTTCAGAGGTTGAGCAAGAGGGTGTTGAGGAAGCGGGCGATGTCGTCTCCCCACAGGAGAAAGACGGCGGCGGCGATCGAGAGCAGCGCCGCGGCGGCCAAGAAGTCGATGTCTTCAGAGTCGGAGCACGGGAACTCGTCGGGCATGGCCACGCCTTTCAGCACCAGCGCCAGACGGCGCCGGCAATGCGGTTGATGAGAGGGAGGGGACGTGCGGTGCGCGGCTCGAGCAGCGCGCCTTGGATGGCCTCGGCGTCGCGGCTGAGGGCTGGCGGCCTGAGCTCGTGCGCGCAGCCGATTTCCACCAGGCGGCAGGTGATGAGGCGGCCGTTCACCACGCGCGGCGGCCGGTAGGCCTCGGGGAAGGTCGGCGTGCTCACGTTCCGATCTCCGGCCGGACCATCAGAAGGAATCCGTGATTCCACAGGCGCCCGATCAGCTCGCGCTCTCGGTCCAAGTAGGCCGCGGCATTGCGGATGTCTGTTCGCGAAAGTGTCTGGCGCAACAGCCCGATGCGATGCAGATCTCTTCGAACCCTGGGAGGCGTCACCTTCGGAACTCTCGACGCGTGGCGCGCGCGGGCGATGGCCACAAGCGCTGCGATGGTGGCCACGTGGACCGGTAGATGGGCTTGCTTCATGCTGCTTTCCCGGTCGAGTTGCGCACCAGGTGGCGATCCGACTCGCGGCAAGATTCGATGAAGACCGCACCGCGCAGGCCGGCGTCGAGATTGCGACCCTTGAGAGCCCGCAGCACGTCGGTGCGGGCGGCTGCCCACTGCCGCGGCACCGGGCCAGCGCTGATGGGCTTCGAGCACAGCGACGCGTTGCGCAAACGCGATTTCTGTTCGGGCGTCATCGCGGCACCTCGACCAGGTCGCCGAAGTCGTTGATCACGCCGCAGATGGCTCGCTCCCAGCGCCTGCCATCGGTGTCGTAACGCACCTCCTCGCCCGCCCACTTTGCTTGCCGCTCACGGGCATGGTTCTGGAACAGCGTGATGGAGTTGCGGAAGCTCGTCGCGCAGTAGGCAGAGAGGTACGTGCCGTCACAAGCGCTCGAAGCCTTGAGCGCGCCTGTGGGCGGCAGTAAAGCCGTGCCCGGTGCAGGCTCGGCCTGGGCGAGTGCTTCAGCGTAGAGCGCGTGCAGCAGCTCGGCGGCCTTGGGGCTTACTGGTGCGAGGGTCAGCGCGCTCATGATCACCACACCCTCAGGAAAGCAGCCCAGTCCCACACAGCAGGGGCAGAGCAGGAATTGACGCCTTGTGCCGACACGTACTCGCCTGGAGCAATCGTCACGGCCGGGAAGCTCACCTCACCGCGCGAGCGAAGAGCGGCATCGCAGTTCTGATACTTCGTCGAACCATCGGCAGTCATCACGTAGATGCAGGCCGGGCCGTTCAGCGTGTTCGGACCAGCGGAGCTATTGGCTGATTCGCTGTAGATGGAAGCGCCCGACAGGTGTAGGTCGCGATCCGTCTCATTGCGCCACGGCGTCCCCGCGGTGCTCTGCTGCTGGCCGTCGCAATAGATGACGGCGTCCTGCTGCGGCTGCCTCCACGCGTGCAGGCCGGTCGTCTGGGCACGCACGCTCATTGCGTAGGTGTGGCCCGTATATCCAGGCTCGGTGTGCGAGTTGAGATAAATCACCTCACCAGGGGCGATCGACAGTCCAGTGTTCGCGCCCCAGCGGATGGTCGGGTAGTTCTCGCCGATTTGCTTGGAGGAACACCCGACCTCGCCGACGCCCGGCCTGTGCTGGCCTGTGACGAGCTCGCCCACGTAGGCGCAGTACTCGCTCCACAACCGTGTTTCAGCAGTCGCCGCCTGGATGCTGTCTATCTGCAGGTAACCATCGGTCTTGTTGGTGAACTTGACGTAGGTTCCAGCAGGAACACCAACGCCGATCGGCTCGTCGTTCGCGATCAGCGGGCACTCCACATGCGTATCGAGCGCACTCGTGCAGCCGGGATTGACCGGGTTCAGCTTCAGAGGCTCTGCGACGAAATGCGCAGCAGGGGCTTCGTCTACGGGTGCTGAGGCCGGTGCAGCAGCGATCGGAGCGAATCCACCGCCTCCGCCGCCACCTCCTCCACCGCCGCCACAAGCCGCGAGGGCTGACAGGGCCAGCACCGACAGAGCGCGCTTCATGCGCGCCGGCGACGGCTTGGCGCACATCGCGCGGCCCAGCTGGCCCGTGCGTTCGACGGAGCGCGCCAGGCGCTCTTCGGCGCGCCGTTGCTCTTCGCGGTAGCGATCGAGCTGCGCCGGCGTCGTAACGTGATAGGTCGCGCCGTTCACGATGCAGCCCTCGGGAACTGGCAGTAGCTGTCCGGCCGTTCGTGGTGCGCGATCAGGTAGGCGATCAACGCTTGCCGCTCAGCGCGGGTGAGGATGGCGGCGCTCACGGCTGCGATCCCATCGAGGCAAGGACTCGGGCGCCGTGCGCGGCCAGGATGGCGCCCTGACGGAAGGCGGTCTCGGCAGCGAGCTCGAGCATCGAATCGTCAGTGGAGTCGAGCATCACGCGGCCCGACGGACCCGCATAGATGCCCATCGCGATCACCGCTGCGAACACTTCGATCTTCGTCAGACCGAGGAAGTCGGTATGCTGCGCATCCCCGACCACGAAGGCGGGCCTAGTCGCCTCGGGCGGGCTCTTCGACTTGCGAGTTGCCATGGTTTCTCTCCAGTGGCCGCTGCGGGATTGCAGGGCTTGGAGCGGACTCTAATCCCATGGATGGGATAAAAGCAATCCCAGCGATGGGATTCCGACGGCGGCGTAGGGGTATTCGCGGGCGCAAAAAAGCCCGCCTAAGCGGGCTTGGGGTTCGTGCAGTAGGTGCTTAGCGAGATCTGGCCGCCTGGCGTCGGCACCTCACGACGCGATGTTTGCTACCTACTCCTCATCGACCACGCATCGCAGTACGCAGGCGCGCCGGCACATAGTCCTGCACCGACACCTGATTTTTTTCCCCGGCGCTGAGCTTGGCGCGCAAGACTTCTAATCCCCTCGCGGCCCTCGCAGGATCCTCGGCGAAGGTGCCGAGCGCCACGCTACGCGGCTTGCCGCTCTCCATGTCTGCGATGCCTACCCATCCCTGGACGGTTCCGCATCTCGCCTTTGCGGCCATGCTTTCAAAGTACTCAACGACCTCTGGAACCACGACGGTTGTGTTGTTCTTGAACGCTATCACCCGACCCATGCTCTTCATCTCCGATGTCCAACTCGGCCTCCAGAATGGGTGCCGTGGGTGTCTGAGTTTCGGCCGGAACGTCGCCGCTCGCGGCGCCCGAGAGCAATAACGCGATGCTCTGTGCAGTAGTGCCAGCTTTGGCTGGCTGCTGTACCAACAATGAAAACATTCGTGCTAGGGCGGTGCGCGTGTCGTCGTCGTTCACCTTGACCACCGCGGCCGCCACCAGGCGCATCGCATCGCCCAACTCGCCTGCCGACGGCACGACCTGAGGGGCCAAATCTGGCACCGAGGCGCCGAGGTCGCCCTGCAGCAATTGCCATGGTTGCAGGCCGAAGACCTCGGCGAGCTGCTCGAGCGTGTCGATGTCCGTGGCCGCGGCCGCGCGCCGCACGCGATCGAGCTTTCCATTGCTCAGCCGGCCGTCGCTGGCCTTCGTGATCTTGGGCAGCGTGTTGAGGCTCGGGCGCTTCATCAGCGCCTTGAGGTTGTTCGCGAGGACGGCCTTAGTGCTCATCCAGGAAGTGTTGCCAATCCCGAGTCCCGCGCGTGGGATTGATAAAATCCCATCAACGGGATTAAGATCCCGACCCATGGAATCAATCATCGACTACCTCAAGCGGAAGTTGCGCGAGGCCGGGGCAGGGCGCTGGGAAGCCATCGCCGTTGAGTGCGGGGTCGCGAAAACGCTGCCGCGCAAGATCGCGTACGACGATCGCGACAACCCTGGCGTGCAGACGATCCAGCCGCTGCTCGACTACTTCGGTGCAGTTGAACGCGGCGAAAAATCGCTCCCCGAGCTCGAAGCCAAGGCGGCCTAGATGCTCACACCGGCCGGCGGCATCATCCGCACGAATCCCGAGCACGTCTGCACCAACTGCAGGCAAGAGCTGCGGAACATGACGCGCTATCCGGGACCAGTGCAGTTCCGCTGCGTGAACCGCGCATGCGCGCATTGCGCCCTCCCACCGATCCAGCAGCCAGCCCGCGTGCCAACCGGCGCGGCCCTCGGCCTGTGGAGCTGACCCATGCGAGCCATCGCACGCAACTGGGAGCAGGTGACGACCGGCGTGCTCTTCCTCATCAGCGTCTACGGCGCGGTTTACCTGGTGCGCATCGGCGCGCTGGGCTGGGCCGGCATGGCCTTGTGCTGCGCCATCGGGTTCTTCCAGGCCCTTGAGAGCTTCGCGTTCGCCGCCGATTGGCGCGAGCGTGTGCGGCGCAAGCAGCAAGGAGATGCGCACCTGGACGGTTGATTCGTAGAGCGTTTTCAGCATGGGACCGATGGTCTCGTTTTTTTGTAGGTACTAGGTACTCAACCGGATTCAAAAAGCATGAGCGCAGTTGTTGACCAGGGCGAACTCGCCCTCTCAAGGGAGCCCAAGCACATGACGATCCCCATCGAACTTATCCGCAGTAAGAAGTCCGCAGGCGCCGCCATCACGCTGGCTTGCGATTCGTCCGGCCTCGAGGACAAGGAGATCTATCTGGCGCTCGGCATCGATGCTGGCTACTTCTCCAACATCAAGAAGGGAAAGGCCACGCTGCAGGGCGACTTGCTAAGGGAGTTTTGCAAGGTAGTCGGCAACACGGTCTATCCGGAGTGGCTTGCCTATCAAGTGGGCTGCACGCTGGTGCAGATCCAGACGGAGGCCGAGCGCCGGGCGGAGGCCGCGGAGAGGAGGGCGGAGGAGGCGGAGCTCAAGGTCCGCGTGCTGATGGAGACCTTCCAGGTGAGGGCATCTGCATGAAGAAGCACCTACCTGCTGCGCGTCACAGCGCCTTCTACTGGAACACCGGCGAGCCGAGCATCTTCCGCGACCTGCAGGCCAAGGCCGAGATGCGCGCGGCCAGCACGCGCAAGGTCGAGCAGGCCCGCGCCGAAGGCACCGACTGGTCAACGCTGCACGGCATCTCGAAGAAGTCAGATGCGCAGATTCGCGAGCGCCGCAGGTACTCGGCGCCGGTCGAGGGCGCCGCAGCCGGCCAGCGGTCGCGCGACAAGCACGCGGCTCTGCGGCGGAGCAAGATCTGATGGACTACGCCAGCTTCCTCAACGCCAAGGTCCAGCTCGCGCAGTCGCACGGGTTCGAGATCGACGCATCGGAGGTCAACCCGCTGCTGGCGCCGTTCCAGAACGCGATCGTGCGCTGGGCTGTCGCCGGCGGCCGGCGCGCGATCTTCGCCCGCTTCGGCCTGGGCAAGACCTTCGGCCAGATCGAGATCACCCGCATCGTGCGCGCGCATGCCGGCGGCATGGGCCTGATCGTGCTGCCACTGGGCGTGCGCCAGGAATTCATCCGTGACGCCTACAAGCTGGCCACGGGCGACGACCCGAAGTTCACCGACGAGCAGCGGGCCCAGCTGCGCGCCTGGCAGGCCGGTCGCCCCGATCGCGTCCCCAAGCTGAAGTTCGTCCGCTCCATCGAGGAGTGCGATGACCCCGATGGCATCTACCTGACGAACTACGAGACGGTGCGCGAGGGCAAGCTCGACCCGAAGCATTTCGTGGTGGTCAGCCTGGACGAGGCCGACTGCCTGCGCGGCTTCGGCGGCAGCAAGACCTTCCGCGAGTTCATGGCGCTGTGCGCCGGCGATGACCGCCGCAACATGCACGAGCGCGTGCGCAGCGGCGGCGTGCCGTATCGCTTCGTGGCCACGGCCACTCCCAGCCCGAACGAGTATGTCGAGCTGCTCGCCTACTGCGCCTACCTCGGCGTGATGGACGTTGGCCAGGCCAAGACCCGGTTCTTCAAGCGCAACAGCGAGAAGGCCGACCAGCTCACCATCCACCCGCACAAGGAGCGCGAGTTCTGGCTCTGGCTGGCCAGCTGGGCGCTGGTCGTGCAGCTGCCGTCGGACCTCGACCCGAGCTTCTCCGACGAGGGCTACGTGCTACCCGAGATCGATGTGCGCTGGCACGAGATCCCGTCGGACCACAGCGAGGCCGGGGCCGACTCGAGCGGCCAGTCGTTGATGTTCAAGCACCAGGCGATCGGCGTGGTCGACGCCGCGCGCGAGAAGCGCGAGAGCCTGTCGGCTCGCATCGCCAAGCTGCAGGAGATCCGTGCCGAGGACCCAGGTGCCCACCGCGTGATCTGGCATGACCTCGAGGCCGAGCGGCACGCGATTGAGCGAGAGGTGCCGGGCATCGTCACGGTCTACGGGGCCCAGGACCTGGAGGAGCGCGAGGCCTCGGTCATCGGTTTCTCCGACGGCCAGATCCAGGAGCTCGCGGGCAAGCCCGTGATGCTGGGGTCGGGCGTCAATTTCCAGCGGCACTGCCACTGGTCGGTGTTCCTCGGCATCGGCCACAAGTTCAAAGACTTCATCCAGGCGATCCACCGGCTCCAGCGCTTCTTGCAGGAGCACACGGTGCGCGTCGACCTGATCTACACCGAAGCCGAGCGGGAGGTGCGCCGCAACCTCGAGCGGAAGTGGGCACAAGACATCGAATTGAGGCAAAAGATGAGCGAGATCATCAAGACCTACGGGCTGTCGCGCATCGCGATGGCGCAGACCCTGCAGCGCGCCATGGGCGTCGAGCGCGTGGAGGTGACGGGGGAGGGCTACACCCTGGTGAACGAGGACTGCGTGCTGGAGACGCAGCGCATGGCCAGCGACAGCGTCGGGCTGATCCTGACCTCGATCCCGTTCAGCACGCAGTACGAATACTCGCCGAACTACGCTGACTTCGGCCACACCGACACCAACGAGCATTTCTGGCAGCAGATGGACTTCTTGGTGCCCCAGCTGCTGCGCGTGCTGCAGCCCGGGCGGGTGGCGGCCATCCACGTGAAGAACCGGATCGTGCCCAGCGGCATGGTTCCCGGCGTTGGCTTCCAGACCGAGTACCCGTTCGACCTGGACACCGTGGCGTGCTTTCGCAAGCACGGCTTCCACTTCGTCGGCCGCAAGACCATCGTGACGGACGTGGTTCGCGAGAACGCACAGACCTATCGGCTCGGCTGGACAGAGCAGTGCAAGGACGGCTCGCGCATGGGCTTCGGCATGAACGAGTACCTGCTGCTGTTCCGCAAGGCGCCGACGGACGCCAGCCGCGGCTACGCCGATGTGCCAGTGGCCAAGGACAAGGCGAAGTACTCGCGCTCGCGCTGGCAGTTCGACGCCCACGGGTTCACCCGCTCCAGCGGCGACCGGCTGCTGCAGCCCGAGGACCTGATCAACCTGCCGGCCGACGCGATCTACAAGCTGTTCCGCCAGCACTCGCTGACCGAGATCTTCGATTTCGAGCACGACGTGGCGCTGGGCGAGGCCTTGGCCGAGAAGGGAAGCCTGCCGCCCAGCTTCATGCTGCTGCAGCCGCAGTCCTGGCATGACGACGTGTGGACCGACATCACCCGCATGCGCACGCTCAATGGCGCGCAGTCGGCGGCCGGGCGCGAGATGCACCTGTGCCCGATGCAGTTCGATATCGCCGATCGGGCGATCAACCAGTACTCGATGCCAGGCGAGGAGGTGTTCGACCCCTTCTGCGGCCTGATGACCGTGCCCTACCGGGCCCTGAAGCTGGGCCGGCGCGGCCGCGGCTGTGAGCTCAGCCCGAGCTACTTTGCTGACGGCGTCATGTACTGCGAGGCCGCGGCGCGCGAGGTGGGCATGCCCAGCCTGTTCGACCTTGAGGAGCTCGCCGCATGACCGATCAAGAGCGTGAAGAGCACATCAAGAGCTGCGGCCTGCTGCTGCTCAAGGCGCACCGGGAGGGTGATGTCGAGGGCGCCAAGTACTGGCTGGCGCTGCAGAACGAGGCGATCAAGGCGCGCACGCCGCGGCAGATCGCGCGCATGGAGGGCTGCTACTTCGTAGAGCAGGGAGATCTCGCCAAGCAGGCGTCCGAGGCTCGGGGGGCTGCTGGTGGCTGAAAGCTGGATCAAGATGCGCGGCAGCCTGATGACCAACCCGAAGGTCATCAAGATGGCGCGGCTGCTGCTCCAGGACCCGGAATTCCTGGAGTGGTACGGAAACGATGCTGTCACGCTCGATGCGTCACAGGCCGTCACGCGCCGTCACGTTCCTATCGTCACGCGCGTTGTTGTTGGTGCGCTAACGCCGCTGTGGGCGCAGGTCAATGAGTGCGCTGGAACTGACTTTGTGTTGCCCGACGCGTCACTTTTCGAAGTGGAAGAAATGGCCGGTGTGCCGGGCTTTGGGCGTGCCATGGAGGCCGTCCACTGGCTGCACGTCATGCCCGCTTCGGCGGGCATTGAGTTCCCGAATTTCACTGAGCACAACACCGTCGGGAAGGAGCGATCGACCTCCGCAAAAACCGGCGCCGAACGGTCCAAAGAGTACCGGGAGCGCAAGCGCCTGGAAGCCCTTGAAAGCGTCACAGACGGCGTCACAGAAAAAAGTGACGCGTCACGTGACACCGTCACCACAGAGAAGAGAAGAGTAGAGAAGAGAAGAAAGAAAGGAGCTAAAGCTCCTACGTCGGCAGACGACCTGCCGACATGGATGGGCCAGCTCGTCGCGCTATACCACGATGTCCTGCCTGAACTGCCCGGGGTCCGCGTCATGGATGCCGGTCGCGAGCAGGCGCTGCGCGACTTCCGCGACTGGGTCATGACCAGCAAGCGGCCGGACGGTCGACCGCGTGCGACCACCGACGAGGAGCTGCTTGCCTGGGCCCGCGACTACTTCGAGCGTGCCCGGCATAACGACTTCATCATGGGTCGCGGGCCGCGCTCGCCCGAGCACAAGAACTGGCGCTGCAGCATCGAGTTCCTGCTGTCGAGCAAGGGCGTCAAGAAGGTGGTCGAAGAGACCACGGCGGAGGGCGAATGAACGACCGCGCCAACATCCCCGACTTCGACCTCGACAGCCAGATTTCGCAGCTGCGCGTGCCGCCGCACTCCATCGAGGCCGAGTCGAGCGTGCTGGGCGGCCTGCTGCTCGACAACGGCGGGTGGGACCGCGTGGGCGACGTGCTGGTCGATGGCGACTTCTACCGCCACGAGCACAAGCTGGTCTTCGCAGCGATCAGCAGCCTGGTCAACGCCAGCAAGCCGGCCGACGTGATCACCGTCTTCGAGCATTTGCAGGACCTCGGCAAGGCCGAAGCGGTCGGCGGGCTGGTGTACCTGCATTCGCTGGCCCAGTACACGCCGGCCGCAGGGAACCTGCGCCGCTACGCCGAAATCGTCCGCGAGCGCTCGATCCTGCGCAAGCTGATCTCGGCCGCGGACGAGATCGCCACCACTGCCTTCAACACACAGGGGAAGGGTGTCGACGTGGTGCTCGACGCCGCGATGCAGAAGGTGATGGGGATCAGCCCCGATGCCTCCGGAGACGACTGGGAGGGCATGGACAGCGGCATGGTCGAACTGCTGGACCGCATCCAGGCTGCGGCCGACGGCACTGCACAGCCGGACTTCATCCCGACCGGCCTCAAGGACCTGGACGAGCAGCTGGACGGCGGCATGCGGCCCGGCGAGCTGTGGGTGCTCGGCGCGCGGCCGAGCATGGGCAAGAGCGCGCTGGCGCTGACCATCGGAATCAACGTGGCCCTGAACGAGGGGCTCGTGGTCGGCATGTTCTCGATGGAGATGCCCAAGGCGCAGGTGATGAACCGTGCGATGTCCCTGGTCTCGCACATTCACCTCAGCCGCATCAAGCGTCCAGAGCGGCTCAAGGATTACGACTGGCCAGCCATCACCGGCTCCGTCGAGAAGCTGCGCCAGATCAACTTCCACGTGAGCGATCGCAGCGGCGTGAACATCAACCAGCTGCGCGCCCGGGCCCGAGGCCTGCGGCGGAAGCACGGGAAGCTCGGCTGCCTGATCGTGGACTACCTGGGGCTGATGGACGGCACCGACCCGAAGATGCCGCGGGTCTACCAGCTCGAGGAGGTGACCAAGGGGCTCAAGGCGTTGGCCAAGGAGCTGGCCACGCCGATCCTGCTGCTGGCCCAGGTCAACCGCAAGGTCGACGAGCGGCCTGACCCGATGCCGATCCTGGCGGACCTGCGCGACTCCGGCTCGATCGAACAGGACGCGGACATCGTCGTCTTCGTGCACCGGCCGATCAAGGCGAAGCCGGACCTCGATCCAGAGTGGAAGTACTACGCCAAGGTTTCCGTCGCCAAGGCGCGCGATGCGGAGCCCGGCTTTCTCGACCTGATGTACGTGGGCGAGAACACCCGCTTCATGGATTGGCCCGAAGAGACGCCGATCCCCACCAACCAGGTGCGCGTGGCGCGCTCCAACAAACCGAAGGGCGGTGACCTGTGAGCCTCAGTTTTCTCCAAGTGCTCGGCATCGCGCTGGGCTCAGCCGTCGCGGGCTATGTCGCGGGCGTCATGTGCGGCGTCCGGATGGTGACCACGGCGACCAACCTGCAAGCCAAAGAGGAACGTTCGAAAGAAGGATACGAATGACCAGCATCACCTACACCCCCCGCGCCGGCAGCGTCGCCTACCGCGTGATCGACTTTCTGCTGCGCAATCCAGGCGAGTACCTGACGCGTGCCGATATCGCCTTCAAGTTCGAATGCTCGGGCTCGTCCCTCGAGATGCTGCTCGGCGATGCGATGCGCAGCAGCCTCCTTGAGCGCGGCCGCAATGAAGATGGCGAGGCGATCTGGAAGCTGGGCGCGAGGCGCATCGTGCTCGAGCGGACGGAAGTCGCTCCGGCAGCACCCGTCGTCGTGCTGCCGCAGGGCGTCGCTGTCGATCCACTCGCGATCAAGGTGCGCAAGGGCGTGCGGCTGAAGACGCCGGAAGAGCAGCTGGAGGAGAAGTTCGACGCGCTGTTCGGCAGCTTCGAGGTCGGCGACAGCGCTGAGTTCGACGAGAGCTGGCATGCCGCGATGCTCGTTCACCTAAAGCGCTTTCGCCGCGGGCAGAAGGGCGTCAAGTTCGTCTTCATGCCCACGGAGCCCGGGAAGATCGGCATGGAGCGCCGCGCGTGATCCGCCTGACCTTGCCGTACCCCATCTCGGCGAATCGCTACTGGCGCAACGTCACCATCCCCGGCCGCACGATGCTTGTGCCGACGCGTGAAGCGAAGGAGTACAAGGAACAGGTCGGATGGCTCTGCAAGGCCGCAGGTATCAAAGCGCCGATCGCCGGCCGCGTCGCTATCACCATCCGCCTCTACCCGGCAAGACCGCAGGACTGGGCCAAGCGCCAGCGCACGCAGGGCCAGACCTGGGATGACACGGTGCGGTGCATCGACCTCGACAACGCCAACAAGGTGCTGCTCGACAGCCTCAAGGGCGTGGCGATTGAGGATGACCGCTGGGTGCGCAGACTGCACTGCGACCGTATGGAGCCGGATGAAAAGGGCGCGCGCGTCGAGATGACGATCGAGGCGCTGGCGGTGCCGGTGGCCGTCGATCTGTTTGCGGGGGTCGCGTGATCCAGCTCGCCCTCGCATTCTTTGGCCTGACCGCGCTATACATGGCCACTGGCCACAATCCGCGCGCGCGCCGCTGGGCGCCGCTCGTCGGCCTGTGCGGGCAGCCGTTCTGGATCGTGTTCTCGGTGCAAGCCGCGGCCTGGGGTCTGCTCGCGCTGTCGCTGGCGTACAGCGTGGTGTACGTGCGCGGCGCCTTGCTTCAGTGGAGATCGCGATGAATTGCGGCACGTGCAAGCACTGGAACCTCGAGCACGAGCTCGGGAAGATGGGCTTCGGCACCTGCGACGCCCGCAAGGACCCTGCGCACCGTGCGGGGATCTCGACCGTCGCCCAGAACGTCTGCCGCATCGGCAGCTTCATGAAGGCCATGCCGGGAGTGATCGCGGCCCGCGAGCAGCGCCTGGGAACGCAAGCATGACGAAGCACAGCCCCATCCTCGTGGCCAAGCAGATGTCGCTCACCGGCATGCCCGAGCCGGAGCGCCGCGTCGTGCGCCACGTGCTGCTCGACGCCATCCAGGGCTTGAACCAGCAGCATCACAGCCGCTGGCGCCGCTGGGTGAACCGGCTGCTGCGCTCCGAGCCCGGCGAGGTGTTCGGCTTCATGCACCTGACCAATCGCCTCGGTCCGTTCCATCGCATGCACATGAAGTTCGAGCAGACGCTCTTCGATCGGCAGGAGCGCTGGCCTCACCTCAAGGGCATGCGCGATTGGCTCAAGATCGGCGCCGGCTGGTGCGACTGGGCCCCGGGCGCGCGCGGCGGCATCGTGCCCGTGCCGCGCTCCGAAGACTACGAGAGCTGCAGCGACGACGAGATCCGCGAGGTGCACGAGGCGATGCTGACCTTCCTGCGCACGCCGCACGCGCAGCGCTACCTCTGGCCGCATCTGTCAGCGCCGAAGCGAGCGGAGATGCTGGAGAGCGTGCTGGCGCGGCCAGACGAGGAGGGCGGCCAGCCATGACCCCATTCGAGGAGAGGCACGTGAAGCGCACCTTCTGGGTTGACCTCGGGTTGCCCTACGTCGACGCGCAGCCCGCGCTGGCCGCTGCCATCGTGATCGACCACCGCGCCGACGACGCGGCACACCTGACCCCCATCGTCGTTATCGACTACTACCGAGATCCCACCGAATGAGCGAAGAGAACCCGCCACCCACCATCGAAGAGCGATACATGACTGCGACGAACACCAGCACGCTGAAGATGGAGCTCGACCGCCCCAACATCGCCGATGTCCTTGTGGCGGCCGGCTGGAACCGGGCGAGGTTTGGCTCGGCGCTGCTGCGGCTGCAGTCGGAATGGGACAGCACAGCCAAGCCGCGGCGGCTCTCCGAAGCTGCCGAGCGCATTCTCGCGAAGAAGCTGCCTCGCATGGTTCCGCTCGTGCTGAGCGAGCAGGGCCTGCGAGAGCGCGGGCTACGCGATCACTTCCAGCCGGACGTAGCTGCACGCGAGAAGGCCGCGCGACAGCAGGCGGACGATTGGTTCAAGCAGGAGCTCGGCCTGCAGCTGCTGCGCTTGAAGACGCTGCCCGAGGCGCGAGACATGCTGGCGGAGTTCGGCATCCTGCACAACATCCATTCCGCGCACGCGAAGGCCGCCAGGGCCATCGCTTGGTGGCTCGATCACACGTGCCCTGTCTGCGGCGGCCGACAGTACCAGCTGATCCCGGGCACGAACCGGAAATCGAGCCGGCTCTGCGAAGAGTGTGATGGCCGCGGCGAGGTGCTGATCCCACACGGCTATGACGGCCGGCGCATGGTCGGCGAGATCGAGAGCAGCGTGAACGCGGCGCGCTGTGGGCTCGGCTCCGAGGCGTTCACTGTTCGCGAGCGGAAGCGATGGATGCACGAGCAGCAGCAGGTCAAATAGCCGATCGCTTGACGCATGCGAACTTCTACATACAATCGCGCGCCCATCGGGGACCTCACTGCTTGCTGAAGCTGTCGAGCCCCGTACAACGGCACCAGCCTACATCGCCCGTCACGCTTGGAACACAGCGCGTTCGCCCTCGATTGGACAGGTGCCTCTGCGACGGAAGTAATTTTGCATTCGGCACCCCGGCCCCTGTAAAATAGGGGCTCATCGACTGGCGAAATTGGTAAACGCAGCAGGCTGTCAACCTGCCGAGCTTCGGCTCTTGGGGGTTCGAGTCCCCCTTCGAATTCGTAGGCCCGCCCGGCGTTGCTCGGCGGGCCTTTCCTTTGCCTCAGCTGCCTCTCACAGCGGCCCGCGCACTCTAGACTGAGAGCTGCGGTGTGGCGAAATCGGTAAACGCGCAGCCCTCCTACTACTACGGTATGAGGCGCCAGTGCCCCAGGGCTTCCGGGTTCGAATCCCGGCGCCGCGACGATTGTCTCCAAGGCCCCTCACTTCGGGCCTTTTGGCCCTAGCCGCTCGCGGCCGGGGCGCTTCTCTTCAGCGGTGTAGCGCAGCCAGGTAGCGCGCGGGGCTCATAACCCTGAGGTCGTCGGATCGAAGCCGACCACCGCAACCAATAGATGAGGGCGGGGATTGCTCCCCGCCCCCCTCCATCAAAGCAGCTTGATCAGGATCGCCACAATCACGGCCGCCGGAACGGTTATCGCGATCTTCAGCTTTCCACACTGCAACGTCAGCTTGAACATATTGGTTCGCACCTGTAGTTCTCGCTGGCGGGCCCGCCAACTTCATGAGGGTCGGCATTTTTATCGTGCCTTGCCGGGCACTAGCTTTCAGCCTGCCTAGGATGGCATCGAGCGTTCGGCTTGCCGGTTTCGGCTTGTCCCATCCGGGGGCTTCCGCCGACGCACCTTGAGCCACCTGATGGGGCGGCAACGGGCGGTATCAGCACCCTGGCTTTTCGACTGAATCCCTCAGCCTCCGAGTTGGATCGGAGTGTAGTCCCGGAAATAAATCCAGCGCCATCCCCCCCGCAGCCCCGCCTTTCCCTCCCTGGCGGCTCTGTTGCACCCGCTCTGGCCCCAGCGCTTCCCCGTGGGTAAACGGTGCGCCCCGTGTCCGCCCCCGGCATAGCTCCTCCTCCCAGGACGCCGGGGGCGTGTCCGGCCCTGTGAAAGGGTTCTAAATGGTTGCTGTCGTTCAGAAGACCGCTCAGCAGAAGTTCAGCGGGGTCACAACGACCTCGCGCACGATCACCGGGGTCACGGCGGGCAACACGCTCGTCTGCCTCATCACGGCTGCATCGGCGCCAAACCCCGGCTTGCCGCCGGCGCTGCCCACGCCCGCCGGGTGGACTGCTGCAGAGACGCCTAGTGGCCCCGGCCCGGCGATCACGTCCTATCGACCTGTCAACGCGGTTTTCTACAAGACGGGAGCTTCGGCCGGTTCACACACGGCGGACTTTTCAGGCGCAGCTGCGCTGCCCAGCGACAGCTACGGGGCGATCACTCTTTTCGAGCTTCCGCCTTGCACGCTCGGCGCGCACAGCACGGCTACATCGGTTTCGCAGGCCTCGCCGGGCTCGACGCCATCAGTTTCGAACACCGTTGCCGATGCCATCGCCCTCGTCATCGGGCATCCGGATAGCGGCGGAGTTTCGGGCCTCTCGGCGCCTGCTGGCTACACGGACGCCGATCGCTCCGACAACAACTCGGCCGACGCCTCTTACGACTTCGCTTACAAGAGTCTGAGCGCGACGGGCTCGCAAAGTGCTTCCTGGACCTGGACTGGCGGCGCCGATGTCGCGTTCTCGGGAACCATCGTTCTCTTCGAGTCGGCGGGCGGCGGAGGCTCGATCGATATTGCCGGTGCCGGAGCTACGCGCAGCAGCGCCGCCGCAGCGCTGACGACCGGCCTTGCTGTTGCTGGTGCTGGTGCCTCGCGCAGCTCGGGCGCTGCGACCCTGACCTCAACGCTGGCGGTCGCCGGCGCAGGGCGAACCTCGAGCACAGGCGCTGCAACCCTCACGACGCAGATCGGCCTCGCTGGCGCGGGCGTGTCTCGGTCGACTGGCGCTGCCGTCCTGAGCACGGGCCTGTCATTGGCAGCGGCTGCAGTGAGCAGGAGCTCAGGCGCTGGCACGCTGACCACAGGCCTGGGTGTGCAGGCCGCAGCGGTCAGCCGATCAACAGGTGCCGCGTCGCTGACGACTACCATTGCCATCCAGGCGGCCGGCGTGACGCCGAGCTCGGGCGCCGGCGCACTGGCCTTGAGCGGCGCGATCAGCGCGGCGGGCCTGACGCCATCGAGTGCCGCTGCGACGCTCACCACAGGCATTGCGATCCAGGCGGCCGGGATGACCCCGTCCGCTGGTGCTGCAACGCTGACCACGCCCAGCGTGGGCATCTCGGCTGCCGGTGTTACCAAGACCAGTGCGGCCGCCACGCTCACGACGGGCATTCGGATCTCGGCGGCGGCCAACTCGCCCACGCAGGCCTCGGCCACGCTGACGACAGCCCTTCCGATCGCTGCAGCTGGCGCCTCGAGGTCGGCCGGTAGCGCGGCGCTCAGCACTGGCATCAGCTTCGCGGCCAGCGCCAGGACCTTCGCATCAGCAACTGCTGCGCTCTCGACGCAGATCTACATCCGTGCCAGTGCGCACACAGCATCGGCCGGCGCATGCACGCTGACCACCACGCCTCCGCCGCCGCCTGCACCAGGTGATCGCTGGCTGGTCGATCCGAGGCCATGGCGCTGGACGGTTGACGCGCGCAGGCAAGACGTCAGGTCCGACGCGCGACCCGCCACCTGGTTCATTGAAAAGAGGTAACCCATGTCCGGACTCTCCGATTTCGCTCAGAACAAGGCGACCGACGCCCTCTACCGTGGGCAGGCGCTCGGCGCGCCGGCAACGCTGTATCACGCGCTGCTCACCTGCACGAAGGGCGCGCGCGCCAACTCGACGGCCTACGCGCTGAACGACACCGTCGCCGTCACGGCGAACGACGGGATCATTCACCTCTACAAGGTGACCACCGCGGGCACCACGGCTGCAGCGCAGAGCACGCTCTACCCGGGCGCGCTGGGCGAGGCGATCACCGATGGGACGGCCGTGCTGACGGAACAGAGCGCGGCCGTGGACGCAGGCACCGTGGTCGAATGCACGGGCGGCAGCTATGCGCGCGCCTCCGTCACGGCATCCCTGGCCAACTACGCCGGCACCCAGGCCGCTGGCAGCACCACGGCCTCGAGCGGCACGGGCGGGCAGACCTCGAACAACGGGGTGATCACCTTCCCGACGCCGACTGGCCAGTGGGTGCCGGCGGGCGGTGCGATCTGGGGCGTCGCAGTCTATGACGCGAGCTCTGCCGGAAACATGTGGTCGTGGGCACCGCTCAGCGCGCTCAAGACCTCGATCAGCACCGGCGACCCGGCGCCCACCATCGCGGCCGCGGCGCTCTCGTTCAAGCTGGGCAGCTGATGACCGAGGTGCTCGACAAGCGCACTGCGGAGGCTCGGTGGTTCGACATCGATTGCACGCGGCTCTTGGCGCCCACCGAGACCATCCAGTCGGTCACCGGCATCACTGCTGACCAGGGCGGCGTCTCCTTCGGCCTGCCTGCCATCAACGCAGCGCCGATCGCCTATCCGGATGGCCGTGTGGCCGCGATCGGCAAGGTCGTGCAGGTGCAGATCAGCGGCGGCGCGATTCCTGCCGGCCGGCCTTGGCTGCTGTGCACGCTTCGGCCTTTGCTGGTGACCACAGTCGACGGCACCAACGCGTACAACCCCGCGCTGGAGGCGACCGTCATCCTGCGGCTGATCGACAACCCGCCTGCCTGATGATCAACATCTCGGTGCGCGTCGACGTGAAGCGCATCGAGCGCTCCCTGTCCAATCTGGCCTACCAGCAGATGCCCTTCGCTACGGCCAAGGCGCTCACGGCCCTGGCCAAGATCGTGCAGAAGGGCGAGCAGGTGGCGATGGGCTCGGTGTTTGACCGGCCCACGCCCTTCACCGTGAATGCGGTTGGCGTGCGCGCTGCGCGCAAGGACAACCTCGAGGCGCTGGTGTTCGTGAAGGACATCGCTGCTGCCTACCTGGAGCCCTACGAGTTCGGGGGCAGCAACAAGCTCAACAGCCGAGCCCTGCTGAAGCCAGTGGGTGCACCGCTCAACCAGTACGGCAACTTGGCCAAGACGAAGCTGTCGCAGCTCAAGGCTAAGGGCAATACCTTCGTGGGCAAGGTGAAGGGCAAGGGCGGGCAGCAGATCAACGGGGTGTGGCAGCGCATCCCTGCAGGCAAGGGCAAGCCCGCCAGCATGAAGCTGCTGATCCGCTTCGGCGATGCGCACAAGGCGACGCAGCACCTGGACTACCGCAAGCGTGCCGAGCTGCTGGTCCGCACGCACTTCAACCGCGAGCTGGGCATCGCCCTGGCGCGGGCCATCGCGACCGCACGCTGACCCCACCAGGGTGCACCACGACGGGGCGCAGGCGAGGCCTGAGGGCGATCGGGGCGGGTCCTTCCCAGCCCCCTGTCAAACGCGGGCATTGCGCGCGCGCGATCTTCGGGACCGTGTAACGAAAAAAACAGCGTTACACGGTCGCGTTACACGGCCGGTTCTCGAATGAGGAGCGGCAATCCGACGGCTGGGCGACGACGCGGCGCGATGGCCCGCGTTACACGCTCGGAGGAGGCGGACATGCAGAAGAACAAGGAGGCCGGCACCTCGGTTGTCGGCAAGGCGGAGCTGGTCGCCGCGCTCGCTTGGACCCGCCCGCGGCTGGATCGCCGGCTGGAGAACGATGCGGCGTTTCCGGTGCGCCGGCGCGGCACGCGCGCAGGTGGCTGGGAGTTCGATCTCGACGCGGTGGTCGCCTATCTGGATGGGAACGCCGTGGCCAAGCCAGCGCCAGCCCCGGTGCCTGCGCCCGCGGTGCCTGCGCAGACAGAGGTGCCGTACGCCGGCGACGTTGCCGATGCCCCAGGTGCAGCCCACCGCGGCGAGAGCACGGCGAGCCAGCGCCTGAAGAATGCGCAGGCCGCGCGCGTCGAGGACAGCCTGCGGAAGGATCGGCGCGAGCTGGTCGAGGCCGAGGAGATGCGGCTGGTGCTGGGCACCATGCTGGCCCGCCTGGGCAAGGGACTCGACAGCCTCTCGGACATGGTGACGAAGCGCCTGGGCCTGCAGGAGGAGGCGAGCGACGTGGTGCGCGCGATGGTCGATGAGCTGCGGCAGAACATGGTCACCGACCTGAAGATGCTGCTGGCCAAGGCGAAATGAGGGAGAGCTCTTATGGGTCAGCCGCCGAGGTAGCGATCGGCGCGCTGGATCTGCTGCTGCCCCCGCCGCGGCAGTCGGTCAGCGACTACGCGCTGGTGCACCGCCAGCTGTCGAACCAGGGTGGCGGCTACGTCGGCCGCTGGACGCACGACATGGCGCCATACCTGGTCGAGCCCATGGACGTGCTCAACTCGCTGGACTACCAGACCGTCGGAGTGGTCGGGCCCGGGCAGAGCGGCAAAACGGAGATCGCGCAGAACTGGCTGCTGAAGTCAGTGGCAACAGATCCGGGCGACATGCTCTGGTACATGCAGACCGATCCGGGATTGGAGGCCTTCGTGAAGGGCCGGATCAATCCCATGATCGACGCGCACGAGGTGATGAGCGTGCGCTTGGGCAGCCGGCCGGTCGACGACAGCTTGCACTTCAAGCAGTTCCAGGGCATGCGGGTCGAGTTCCTGTCAGCTGCCCACAGCAACCTGATCAACAAGTCGGCGCCGCGGATCGTGGCAGACGAGGTGGACGCCTACGCGGCGTCCCTGGGAGACGTGAAGGCGCTGCTCGATGTGCGGCGCCAGACCTTCGGACGGCAGTCGACGCTGCTGGCGCTGAGCCACCCTGACCTGGCGCGCGGGCTCATCCCCGAGCGCGACTGGTCGGCCGGGATCATGGCGATCTACGGCGACAGCGACCGCCGCGTCTGGTACTGGCCCTGCCCGCACTGCGGCGCTTGGTCGAGCCCGGTGCCGATCGCGTCGCGCTTCATGCCGCTGCAGTACCCGGAGGAGGGCACGCTCGACGAGATCGAGGCTGAGGCCCGGCTGGTGTGCCCGGTGAATGGCTGCCTGATCGAGGATCACCACCGCCGGGCGATGAATCGCGCGGCCTTCAATTCGCCGTTCCGAGGCTGGATCGGTGATGGCCAAGAGATCGCGCAGGACGGCACCGTGACCGGTGAGCTGGTGAAGCGCAAGACCGCCGGCTTCTGGATCGTCGGTGCAATGAGCCCCTTCATCATGGGCGGCATCGGTGGCCTGGCCAGGGCCCGAGTGAAGGCGCAGCGCGAGCTCGAGGTGTCGGGCGAGGACCTGACGCTGCGCCAGGTGCTGGTCAAGCAGTGGGGCATCCCGTACACGCCGCCGCGCAGCGTCGGCTCGATCGATGCGAACGACCTGGCTGATCGCGCCGAGCACGATCTGCGGCTGCAGGTGGTGCCCGAGGGTGTGCGGTTCCTGACCGCCACCGTGGACTGCCAGCTGGCGCACTTCGAATGGCTGGTGCGCGGCTGGGGCGTGAAGGGCGAGAGCTGGGTCATCGACGGCGGCCGGATCCCGGCCGACCCGGCGACATCGCCGGAGGATTGGGACGAGATGCGCCGGCAGGTGATGGAGAAAACCTACCCCCTGGCCGACGGCAGCGGGCGCCGCATGTCGATCAAGGCCAGCGGGTTCGACTCGATGGGCCAGCCCGGTGTGACGCAGCAGGCCTACGCGGCCTGGGCCCGCTGGCGCAGCAAGAAGCTGGTGAAGCTGTTCGGGAAGATCGCCGGCCGCGATGCCTGGTCGATCATCCCGATGAAAGGTGCGAACACGCTGAATGCGCCGCGGCTGGCGGTGGTCTACCCCGACACCTCGCGCGCCGCGAACGTGAAGGCTGGCGGCGGCACGGTGCCGCAGGCGCAGTTCAACCCGAACATGTTCAAGGACGACTTGGCCGGCCAGCTGCAGCGCGGCGAGCCCGGCGATTGGTACGTGCACTTCCCCTGGGCTCTGCGCGCGAAGGAAGCGCCGCATCCCTGGTTCGAGCAGGTCGTGTCCGAGCACCGGCTGGCCAATGGCCGCTGGGAGAAGGCGCAGCCCTCCGCGAGGAACGAGAAGCTGGACTTGATGGTGATGGCGCATGCGATCGCGCACCTCCATGGTCTCAGCCGCATCAATTGGGAGCGGCCGCCGGCCTGGGCCGCGGAGTGGGACAAGAACTCGCTGGTGATGGATGCACCGGCGGAAGAGGACGATGAGCTCGAGCTGGTGACCGGCTCCGATGCCCCGCCACCGAGCGCAGCGAAGCGCCCCGAAAAGAAATCGATCGTCAGCAAGCTGGCGTAGGAGAAACGAATGGCACAAATCAAAGTCGGTCAGGTGGCCTTCGCGGTCGCCGACAACTTCACGGGCGACGTCGAGATCACCAAGGGCGATGTGGTCATGAGGGTGCCGATGGAGGCGCTCGTGCGCGTGGTGGCCGAGAAGGTGCGTGCAAACCGCATCGAGGCCCTGGAGCGCGCGAAGCCCTCCGAACTCATCTCGAAGCTCGCCTGATGTTCCGCCGCACCAGCATCCTCGACGGCATCGACGTCGGGGTCCTGCAGCTGCGCCTGGCGGCGCTGCAGCAGGCATACCTCGACCTGATGGCGGGCGCCAAGGTCGTGACTGCGTCGTACACCCAGGGGGATGGCGCGCGCGCGGTGACGTACACCCAGGCGAACATCGCCGATCTGACGCAGGCGATCCTCGGCGTGCAGACGCAGATCGACCAGCTCACTGGCGCCCAGCGCATCAATCGTCGCGCGCCCCTGCGCCCGTTCTTCTGATGACCATCCTTGATGCACAAGGGCGCCCGATGGCGCCATCGTCGCCGAACCGCCGCGCATCCGGCTATGGCCCGGTGCCTGGCCAGCTGCTGAGCATGGGTTCCAGCTCGTTCCCCTACGAGTCCTCGAACTGGCAGACGCAGGAGATGGGCGACTGGCTGCCCGTCATCCGGTCGCCCGACGCCGAGATCAACCAGTTCCGCGACCGCATGGTCGCTCGCAGCCGGGACCTTGCGCGCAATGACGGCTGGGCCAGTGGCGGGATCATGCGGATCCTGGACAACACGGTCGGCACGCATCTGCGGCTGGCCGCGAAGCCGGACTATCGCGCGCTGCGGATTCGCTTCGGCAAGAAGTTCGATGCCGTGTGGGCGGACGAATACCAGCGGGCGGCCGAGGCCCTGTGGCGCGGTTTCTCCGAGCATATCGGCCGATTCAACGATGTGAACCGTCAGCTGACCGTGGGGCAGATGTTCCGCCTGGGCATGCGCCACAAGCTGATCGATGGCGACGCGCTGGCGGTGTCGTACTGGATGCCCGAGCGTGTTGGCTACGGCGGCAGCGACTACGCGACTTCCTTCCTGCTGGTGGACCCGGATCGGCTGTCGAACCCGTTCGGCATGCTCGACACCAAGTACATGCGCGGCGGTGTCGAGATCGATGACCACGGCGTGTCGCAGGCGATCCATGTGCGCAAGGCGGAGCCGAACGACTGGTACAACGCGATCGAGGCCAACACATGGGAGCGCATCGAGTGCGAGGACGAGGACGGGTGGCGCCGCGTGATTCTGGACTTCGAGCGCGACCGCGCGGGCCAGCACCGCGGCGTCGGCATCTTCACGCCGGTGCTCGCGCGTTTCAGGATGCTCGCGCGCTACTACGGCGTCGAGCTGCAGGCCGCGACCATTGCCTCTGCCTTCGGCACCTACGTGGTGAGCCCGTACGACCCGGCCCAGGTCGGTGACGCGCTTGCGAGCGATGACGAGCTGAGTCGGTACCAGCAGCTGCGCAGCGATTTCCACAAGGAGCGGCCGGCCATGCTCGACGGCGCGCGCGTGCCGACGCTGGCGCCTGGCGAGAAGATCGAATCGGTGAGCTCGGCGCACCCGCACACGGGCTTCGCTGACTTCGCTCACGAGATGCTGCGCACGTTCGCCGCGGCCGCGGGCATCAGTGCCGAGCAGGTCACCCAGGACTGGAGCAAGACCAACTACAGCAGCGCGCGCGCCGCGCTCATGGAGTCGTGGAAGACGCTGGTCCGCCGCCGCACTGAGTTCGCCGCGAACTTCGCCTCGCCGATGTATGCCGTGTGGCTGCAGGAGGCCATGGATAAGGGCGAGCTGCCGCTGCCGAGCGGGGCGCCTGACTTCGTCGAAGCGGCGACCGCCTACGCGCGCTGCGGTTGGCTCGGCCCGGCCCGCGGCTGGATCGACCCCGTCAAGGAGAAGGCTGGTGCCGTCATGGGCATGGACGCCGGCCTGTCCACCCTGATGTCCGAGGCTGCAGAGCAGGGCAACGACTGGGAAGAGGTGCTCGACCAGCGCGCGATCGAGGTGAAGAAGTTCAAGGCTCTCGGGCTGCAGCTGCCGGAATGGGCCGGCGCCGTCGCCGCGGCCGAGGCGGGTCGGCCCGAAGAAGCGCCGCAGGCGCGCTGAGAAGGAAACCATGGTCCCCAACTATCCGCACCTCGCGCAGCGGCTCTTCAACACGCCCCTGGCCATCACGCCCGGCAAGATCGAGATCGTGATGTCGGCCCTTGCCGATCGCTTCGGCATCGCCAAGCTGTTCCGCGCCGACGGCGTCCAGGTGAGCCTGGGCGCCTGGAGCGATGACGACGAGTTCTCCGGGCCGGCCGAGACCGACCGCGGCTACGAGGTGGTCGCCGGAGTGGCGATCATTCCCGTCACGGGAACGCTGGTCCAGAAGCTGGGAACCCTGCGGCCCTACAGCGGCATGATGGGTTACGACGGCATCCGGGCCATGGTGAGCATGGCGCTCGAGGACGATTCGGTGCACGCGATCGTGCTCGATATCGACAGCCCTGGCGGCGAGGTCTCTGGCTGCTTCGACCTGGTCGACGCAATCTACACCGCGCGCGGCGTGAAGCCCATCTGGTCGATCCTGACCGAGTCGGCCTATTCGGCCGCCTACGCCATCGCGAGCGCCTCAGACCGCATCGTGGTCCCGCGCACCGGCGGCACCGGCTCGGTGGGCGTGATCTGCGCGCACGTCGACTTCAGCAAGGCGCTGTCGCAGGCCGGGATCGCGGTGACGCTGATCACCTACGGTGCGCGCAAGGCTGACGGCAACGAATACAGCCCGTTGGAAAAGGCCACGCTGGAGCGCTTCCAAGCCGATGTCGATGCGATGGGCGAGCTCTTCGTCGAGACCGTCGCGCGCAACCGCAACATTTCCACGGCCCAGGTGCGCAACACCCAGGCCGCAACGTATTTGGGCGCCGCCGGCGTCCAGATTGGCTTCGCCGATGCCGTCATGGCACCGGACGAGGCATTCCGGTCCCTGCTCGCCGAGCTGGGCTGATCAACCATCCACCTGGAACACACATGAAACTCTCCAGCAAGGTGGCGAGCGCCCTCTCGTTCGCCCATTTGGGCGGCCTCGCCCGCAAATCCGCCAAGGCCTCCGCCGAAGGCGACGATCCGGAAAAGAAGGACGAGGACGAAGACAAGGCGAAAGCCAAGGCCGAAGGCGACGACGATCGCAAGAAGCGCGACGACGAATCCGACGACGAGTACGCGGCCCGCATGGAGGCCATGGACGAGGACGAATCGGCCGAAGGCGACGATCCCGAGAAGAAGGACGACGACGAGGACGAGAAGCCCAGCGCCAAGGCGGGCGACGACGACAAGGACGAGGAGATGCGTGGCAAGTCCGCCGTGGCCCAGGCCCGGCTGCGCGAGCAGGCGCGCTGCGCCGCGATCTTCAGCCACAAGGCTGCCGCGTCCAACCCGGTGCTGGCCGCGAACCTGGCCTTCAAGACCCGCGTGAGCCGCACCGAAGCCCTGGCCGTGCTCGAGGCGACGCCTGCGGCGGCCGGTGCCCACGTGAACGCCAACCGTGCCGCACGAAATCCCGGCATTGCCGCTGGCAACGCTGCGGCCCCGAGCGGCCCGCAGGCAACCGCTGCGGGCTGGGACCGCGCCTTCGCCAAGGCCAATCCCAAGCGCAAGTAATCCACCGAACCCCGAAAGGAATTCATCATGGGAAACCCCACCGTTACCCCGCTCGTCGAGAACTACCACGACGGCGGCTTCATGGTCAGCGAGGCCAATGGGCACATCTCGCGTGACTCCATCGTGCTGACCGGCGGCGCCAACGTGCTGCCCGGCACGTTGCTGGGCCAGCTGACGGCCGGCGCCGCGGCCGTGGCTGCCGCGCTCGGCACCAACACCGGCAATGGCACCTTCGGCGCGATCACGACCGTGTCGCAGCCGACCATGATCGGCGTGTACAGCATCCTGTTCACCGGTGCCACCACGTTCAATGTGACGGCGCCGAACGGTGCTGTTGCGGCTGGCACGACCGGCGTGGCCTTCAGCAACCTCGGCGTGGTGTTCACCATCACTGCCGGTGGCACCGCGTTCGTCGCAGGCGACTCGTTCACCGTGACCACGGTGCAGAACGTGGGAACCCCGGGCATCAGCTCGGCGCCTGGCACGAACACCGGCAATGGCACGCTGGGTACGCTGTCGGCAAAGGGCTACGCGCCCGTCGCCGGTGCCTACACCGTCGAGTTCAACGACGCGACGCACTTCGTCGTGAACGACCCGCTGGGCTCCGAGGTCGGCCACGGTACGACTGGTGTGGCGTTCGCTGCTGGTGGCCTCGGCTTCACCATCACGGCGGGTGGCACCGCGTTCGTGCCGGGCGACAGCTTCACAGTGACCGTCGCCGCGGGCACCAACAAGATGAAACCCTGGGATCCGGCCAACGCCGACGGGTCGCAGTTCGTCGCCGGCATCCTGTTCAACGGCAAGAACGTGACGAGCGGCGACAAGCCGGCTCTCGCGATCACCCGGCACGCGGAGGTCAATGCGTCCGAGCTGATCTACCCGACTGGCACGAGCGCCGCACAGGTCACCAGTGCGCTCGCGCAGCTGAAGACGCTGGGCATCCTCGCCCGCTGATCAGGTCCATCCCAACAACACCCGCCAAGGGCGCCTGAGGGCGCCTTTCTTCATTCCCGAAAGGAAACATCATGGCTGGCGATATCCTCGACATCTTCAATCAGGACCCGTTCAAAGCGATTGCGCTCACGGAAGCTGTCCAACGCAACCCCTACCAGCCCGTTGGGCTGGGCAACCTGGATCTGTTCGACCCGGACCCGATCCGCACCACGGCCCTGGCCATCGAAGAGCGCACCGGCAAGCTGGTGCTGATCCCGCTGAGCGAGCGCGGCGCCGAGGGCACCCAACGGCAGACCGAGAAGCGCAAGATGCGCTACTTCGAGGTGCCGCGCCTGATGCATGACGACACGCTCTACGCGAACGAGTTGCAGGGCATCCGCGAGTTCGGCACCGAGTCGATCCTCATGCAGGTGGAGACCGAGGTAGCGCGGCGCCTGAGCGGCCCCACGGGCCTCTTGGCCAGCGTCGAGTACACGAAGGAGTATCTCCGCCTCGGTGCCATCCAGGGCCTGATGCTCGACCCGAAGGACGGCAGCACGCTGTACAACTGGTTCGACGAGTTCCAGATCACCCAAGCAGCCGAGATCGCGTTCAACCTGGCGGCCGGCACTGCCAACAGCCTCCGCCCGATCTGCAACGCAATCAAGCGCACCATGGCCCGCAAGGCGCAGGGCGCCTTCATGCCGACGACCAAGGTCTACGGCCTGTGCGGTGACACGTTCTACGACAGCTTTGTGAACCATCCGGACGTGATCCGCACCTTCGTCAACTGGAACGACGCGCGCGAGATCCGCGGTGGCAATGCCGGCGCGGCCTTCGACGAGTTCGAGTTCGGTGGCATCACCTGGATGAACTACCGTGGCTCCGACGACAACAGCACGGTGAAACTGGCCGACGACAAGGTCAAGTTCTTCCCGGTGGGCGCCCCTGGCGTCTTCCGTGAAGCGATGGCGCCCGGCGAGACCGTCGACTGGGTCAACACCCCGGGCAAGCCGGTCTACGTGCTGCCCATCTTCGACACCCAGCGCCGCATGTGGTGGAAGATGGAGGCGTACGCCTACCCGCTGCTGATCTGCACCCGCCCCGAGGTGCTGCTCTCCGGCAAAGCGGGCGCCTGATGGTCGACTGGGATTCGCTGGTGCTGGGGCCGCTGCACGGCGTCTTCGGCGAGCCTGTCACATTCCTGCCCGCGATCGGCTCGCCGCTCGCCGTGCATGGGATCTTCGACGAGGCCTACCGCGAGGTGGACCTCGCCGGCGGCATGGCGGTGACGACGGAGCACCCTGTGCTCGGCATCCGCACCAGCGACTTCCCAGTACTGCCGCTGCAGGGCGATCAGATCCTGGTCCCCAGCCGCGGCAAGACCTACGTGATCCGCGAGGTGCAGATCGACGGCCACGGCGCCGCCAAGCTCCTCCTGAACGAGGCCGTCTGATGAGCCAGCTCGATCAACCAATGTCGGCGCGCCGGCAGCTGCGCCTCGCGATCGTGGGCGAGCTCCGCACAAAGATCCAGGGCGTCACCATCGTGTCGCCGGGCGACTGGCCGACTCCTCCGGAGAAGCTGCCCGCGCTGCTGGTCAACGTGCCTACAGAGCAGAAGAGCTCCATCAACCGTGGCATGCCCGAGTTCACGACCACGGCCTCTGTCGTGGTGCAGGGCCAGGTCACCGCGATTACGGCCGAGGAAGTGCAGGACCGGATCGAGGACTTGGCCTATCGGGTCGAGAACGCGATCCTGATGGGCTACTGGATCGTTCGCATGGTCCAGCAGTTCGTCACTGTGCAGACCGACATCGAGTGCACCGCCGATGGCGGCAAGCACCTGGCGGGCTTCCGGATGACGATCGCGGCCGAGATGTTCGAGGCATTCGACCCGACCGCGGAGCCGTCACCGGAGTCGCCGTGGCCACCGGCCGATCCGACTCTCGCGCCCTTCGAGAACGCAAAGATCCACCTCGACACCGCGACGCCGTTCGACCCGACCGGCACCTACCCGAACCCGCCTTTCCCCGATGCCGTCTTGCCGGCGCCGCGCACCAGCGGCCCGGACGGGCGCGACGAGGGGGCGCTCGACATCCAGCTTCCGCAATAAGGAGTTCCTCATGTACGTGAAAGCCGCCCCCGGCCTCGTGATCCGCGATCCGGTGTTCCTCGACCTGCTGCCCGAGGAGGGCCGGGAAGTTCCCGATTCCGACTACTGGCAGCGCCGCCTCCTCGACGGCGATGTGGTGAAGGCGACCCCGCCCAAGCCCGCGCCGGCCGCCAACCCGACCAAAGCGGCCAGCGCCGACTGAGCCAGCCCCACAACCATCGAACGGCCCGCCTTGAGCGGGCCTTCTCACTCCTGGAGTCGCCATGACGCTTCCGTTCAAGAACATCCCGGCCAACCTGCGCGTTCCCCTCTTCTATGCCGAGGTGGACAACTCACTGGCCAACACCGCGACGCTCAACCAGCGCGCGCTGATCATCGGCCAGATCACCGCGGCCGGTACCGGCGTGCCGAACGTGCCGGTGATCTCGCAGGGCGTCGCCGACGCAGCGCAGATCGGCGGCCCGGGCTCGATGCTGCATCTCATGACGCAGATGTACCGCGCCAATGACAACTTCGGCGAGGTCTGGTACCTGCCGCTGGCCGACGACGCCGCTGCCGTCGCAGCGACCGGTACGTTCGCCGTCACCGCGGCGCCCACCGTGAGCGGCACGCTCTACCTCTACATCGCCGGCGTGCGCGTGGCGGTGCCGGTGCTGTCGTCGCAGACCACCGCGCAGATCGCGACGGCCATCGCCGCCGCCGTCACCGCGACGCCGAACCTGCCGGTCACCGCCGCGGCCGCGACCTCGACCGTCACCTTCACGGCGATCAACAAGGGCCCGTGCGGCAACGACATCGACCTGCGGGTGAACTACCAGGGCACGCCGGGCGGCGAGGTGACGCCCACGGGCATGACCTTCACCATCACGGCCATGGCCAGCGGCGCGACGGCGCCGAGCCTGACCACCGGGCTGCTGAACCTGGTCGACAAGCCCTTCGACTTCATCATCTGTCCGTACAACGACACGACCAGCCTGGACGCGCTGAAGAACCTGCTCAATGACACGACCGGCCGCTGGAGCTGGACCTCGCAGATCTACGGGCACTACTTCGCTGCCTACCGCGGCACCCTGGGCGCGCTGACCACCTTCGGCGTGCTGCGCAACGATCAGCATGGCTCGATCATGGGCTTCTACGACAGCCCGACGCCCAATTGGCTGTGGGCCGCCGCGTTCGGCGCGCAGGCCGCTGTCAGCGTGCGCGCGGACCCGGGCCGGCCGATGCAGACCCTCGCGCTGCAGGGCGTCCTGGCGCCTCCGCTGAAGTCCCGCTTCGGCCTGGTGGGCGACCGCAACACGCTGCTGTACGACGGCATCTCGACCTTCACCGTCGCCGATGACGGCACCGTGGCCATCGAGAACGCGATCACGACCTACCAGAAGAACTCGTTCGGCCAGCCCGACAACAGCTATCTGGAGGTGGAGACGATGTTCACGCTGATGGCGGTGCTGCGCTTTCTGAAGACGCGCATCACGAGCAAGTTCCCGCGCATGAAGCTGGCGGCCGACGGCACGCGTTTCGCCGCGGGGTCTGCGATCGTGACGCCGCGAATGATCCGGGCCGACCAGATCGCGGCCTACCAGGAGCTGGAGTTCGCCGGCCTGGTGCAGCGCAGCGACCTGTTCGCCGAGAACCTGATCGTCCAGCAGAACGCGCAGAACCCGAACCGGGTCGACGTGCTCTGGCCCGGCACGCTCATCGCGCAGCTGCGCATCTTCGCGCTGCTCGCCCAGTTCCGCCTGCAGTAAGCGGCACCTGACCCTTTTCAAGGAAGCAACATGTCCAACACCCCCAACCGCCTTGCCGGCACGGCATACCTGTCGGTCGATGGCAACTCCTACATGCTGGCGGGCGATTTCGAGTACAGCCCGTCGGTTGTTTCGCGCGAGACGCTCACCGGCATGGACACCGTGCACGGCTTCAGCGAGAAGCCCCAGGCCGGGCACATCAGCGGCACGCTGCGTGACTCGGGCGGCCTGTCCGTTGCGAGCCTCAACGCGATGGACAACGTCACGGTCGTCGCCGAGCTGGCCAACGGCAAGACGATCGTCGGCCGAAACATGTGGACCGTCGAAACCCAGACGGCCAAGGCCACCGACGGCACGATCGAAGTGAAATGGGAAGGCCTCGCGGTCACGGAGCAATGAGCATGGATTTCGAAAAGACCATCAACCTCCGCAAGCCCGTCAAGTTGGGCGACCTCGAGTACTCGACGCTGGAACTGCGCGAGCCCACCGCGGGCGAGCTCGAGAAGGCGGCCAATGCCACCACCAACATGGGCGTCGTCATCAACCTGATCTCGCTGGTCGCCAAGGTGCCCCGCAAGGTGGTCGAAAGCCTCTGCCAACGGGACCTGAAAGAGGCTGGCGATTTTTTGGACGGCTTCAGCGCGGGCGACCCGCCAACTGGCGAGACCGACTCGCTGATGTGACGAAGTTCTACGGCTGGGGACCGCGCGACGCGTGGTCTCTGTCGTGGAGGGAGATCGCCTGGTGGCACGGCCAGGCGGAGCGAATGCTCGATGAAGGCAAGAAGCCATGAACAACTTCGCAATCACGATCAGCGCGATCGACCGTGCCACGGCGACCGTCCGCAAGATCAACAACTCGCTGGGCCAGCTCACCCGCCCGATCAACCAGCTCGGCCGGTCGACGCGCGCGCTTGGCAAGGAGCTCGGCCTCCAGCGCATGGCCAAGTCCGTCGGGAACGTGGCCAGGAACGCGAAGGCCGCGGCCGCGAGCATCGGCCGTGTCGCGGCCCCGCTCACCGCGATCGTGGGTGGGAGCTCGCTGGTCGGGCTCGCGGCTCTGGCGAACCAGTGGGCCCGCCTGGGCTCCGAGGTCGCGCGCACCTCGCGCACCATCGGCGTCAGCACCTCGGACCTGCAGCTGTACCGCGGCGCGGCCGAGATCGCCGGCGTTTCGTCTGGGGAGCTGACGAGCGGCCTGCAAGCGCTGGGCGACACCATGCAGGACGCGCTCTATGGGCGCAACCAGACGGCGCTGGCCGTGCTCAACAAGCTCGGCATCGTCATCCACAAGACATCATCGGGTGCAGTCGATTCGACGCGCGCCTTCAATGACCTGGCCACGGCGATCTCGAACGTCAAGAGCCCACAGGTGCAGGGCCTGATCGCGCGCCAGTTCGGCCTCGAGGCGGTGCTGCCGCTGCTGCGCCAGGGACCGGCTGCGATTGCCGAGTACCAGCGCAAGGTGCGCGCCCTTGGCGCCGAGATGACGCCCGACCAGGTGAAGCGGGCCGAGAACTTCGGCATTGCGCTCAACTACCTCAGCGTCGCGGGGCAGGGCCTGCGCAACACCATCGGCGACGCGCTGATCCCGGCCCTCCAGCCGCTCATCGAGGACCTGACCCGGTGGATCTCGGCGAACCGCCAGCTCATCGGCGACAAGATCGGCCAGTGGGCGGCTGACTTCGCCAAGTGGGTGAAGGACATCGACTTCAAGGATCTGCTTAGCAGCCTCTCGCGGACGGTCACCAGCATCGGCAACTTCGTCGAGTCGATCGGCGGGTGGAAGGTCGCAGCCATCGGCATCGCCGCGATCATGGCCGGCCCGCTGCTCCTGAGCATCACCAACATCGGGCTGGGCCTCGGAAGCTTGGCGCTGCAGACGATCCCGCTGGCGATCAAGGGGCTCGGCCTGCTCGGTGTGGCCTTCGGCGGCACAGCCGGCTCCGCTGCGCTTCTCCTGCGCGGCATGGGCGCGATCGGCGCCGTTGCGGCTGCAGGCGCCGCCGGCTGGGCTGCGGGCAGCTGGATCAACGGCAAGCTGGAATCGAACGGCATCTCCATCGGCAGCAAGCTGTACGACTTCATGCACCCGGAGGAGAGCCGCAAGCACCTCGAGCAGCAGGGCAACGCGCGCACCGCAGTCGACTTCTTCAAGAGCAAGGGCTGGAGCGAGTCGCAGGCGATCGGCATCGCAGCCAACCTGCAAAAGGAGAGCAACTTCAACACTGCGGCCGTCGGCGACGGTGGCAAGGCCTACGGCATCGCGCAGTGGCACGACGATCGGCAGCGCGCCTTCATGAAGTGGTCGGGCAAGAACATCCGCCAGGCCTCCCTGGAAGAACAGATGGGCTTCGTGAACTACGAGCTGACGCAGGGCAATGAGCGCAAGGCCGGCGACGCGCTGCGCAATGCGCGGAACGAACGCGAAGCAGCGTCCATCGTTTCCCGCCAGTACGAGCGCCCAGCCAACGCGGACGGGGAGGCTGCAGGTCGCGCGAACGCTGCCAGTGCCATGAAGCAACAGCTGGAGATCAAGCTCACTGGCTTGCCAGCAGGGGTCAAGGCCTCGGCGCGGAAGTCGGATGGCTCCAACGTCCCGGTCCGCGTGGCCGAGTCGATGTCTACCTCTCTGACCCCCTGACGGAGTTTTCTGATGAGCATCAAAGGGTCAGTGCAGAACGTGCTAGGGGCGGTTTCCAGCATCTCGAACCTCTTCGCCGGTGCCGGCGTACAGGGCAATCCGCTCGTGTCGTCCTGGCGCAGCCAGCTGCGGCAGGCATCCTTCGGCGGCGTGCCCTTCGGCGTGCTGGGCGGCCAGATCCGCGTCGGCCGGCGCAACGCGGTGCACGAGTACCCGTTCAAGGATCAGGTATGGGTCGAAGACCTGGGCCGCGCCGCGCGCCGCATCACGTTGACCGGGTTCCTGGTCGAGAACGGCGCGTACGGTGGCGGCGCAGTGATCGCACAGCGCGACCGCCTGATCGCGGTCTGCGAGTCGCCCGACCAGAAGACGCTGATCCATCCCACGCTCGGCTCGCTCAAGGTGAGCCTGCTCGATTCGGCGATGGAAGAGCGCTGGGACCAGGGCCGCATGTTCGAGATCTCGTTCGCCTTCATCGAGGCGGGCGAGCGGGTATTTCCGAGCGCGCAGGTCGACACCGGCGCTGACGTCGACGCGGCCGCGGATGCTGCCGATGCCGCCTGCGGTTCGGACTTCGTGGGCACCATCACCTCTTCGCTGGCGCAGGGCGCGTCCGTCGTCGACATGGCCGTGAGCACCGCCACGACCTGGGCCGGTACCGCTGTCACACTGGCGAGCGACGCGACGAACCTGATCAACACCGTCGGCTCTCTGCCGGGTGTGTACAGCCGCTATTTCGGCGGCCGCACGCGCGGTTTCCTGGGCCGCCGGCTCTCTTCGCCCGCTACCACGGTTGGGCAGCTGGTCGCGGCCGGCACTGTGGCTCGCAAAACGGTCTCGCAGGCCGGTGCCGCGCTAACTGCCGCCGCAGCGGCCATCACGGCATGAGCGGCGTCAGCGACTTCGCCGCGGCGGCACAGGCACTGGCCGAGGCACTGCGCGGCGCGACCATCGACCCGGCCGACGCGATCCGCGTGCTGACCAGCCTGGCCGACTTCCATCCGACGATGCCGACCTCGAGCTCGGGCGTGGGGGATGCCCGCGCCACGATGCAGGCAGCATCGGCCAAGCTCTTCCGTCGAACCGCCCTGGTGGCCCTGTGCCGGGCCTCGCGCTCCTACCAGCCGTCGTCGTTCGATGACGCGCTGGCCACGCGCCAGGCCATCTGCGATCTGCTGGACACCGAGATCTTGATCGCGGGCAACGAGGGGGCGGATGCGAGCTTCAATGCACTGCGGGCGTTGCGCGCCGCCGTGGTTCGCGACCTGACGCAGCGCGGCGCCAACCTGGCGGAGCTCACGACGGTCAAGAGCCCGAACGTAGTGCCGGCGCCAACGATCGCGCAGCGCGTGTATCGCGACTCCTCGCGCTCCGACGAGCTCGTGGTGCAGGCCGACCCGCCGCACCCGGCCTTCATGCCGGTGGCCTTCAAGGCACTTTCGAAGTAGGGATCTGCGCATGGCTGACGAACTCACTCTCGCGATCGGCGGGAGGCAGCTGACCGGGTGGTCGCAGGTGCGCTTCTCGCGCGGTATCGAGCGCTGCCCCTCGGACTTCGAGATCTCGCTGACTGAGCGATACCCGGGCGAGGCCGAAGCCTTCGTGCTGCAGCCGGGCGACGCATGCACGGTTTCCCTGGGCGACGACCTGGTGATGACGGGTTACGTCGATCGCGTGGCATACGGCATCTCTGCCGGGCAGCACACGGTGATCGTGGTGGGGCGCAGCAAGTGCGCCGATCTGGTCGATTGCTCGGCCGAGTGGCCGGGCGGCCAGATCAGCGGCTCGGATGCCCTGGGCATCGCGCAGAAGCTGGCCTCGCCATACGGCATCACGGTCTCGGCGCCGGGCAGCACCGGCGTGCGGGTCGAGCAGTTCAACCTGATGGTCGGCGAGACCGCGTTCGAGATCATCGAGCGCGTGTGCCGCTACGGCGCACTGCTGGCGTACGACCAGCCGGACGGCAACCTGGTGCTGGCGCAGGCCGCGCAGGAGTCTGCGGCGAGCGGCTTCACACAGGGCGTCAACGTGCAAAGCGCGACGATGACCTACAGCAGCGATCAGCGCTTCGCCGAGTACCGGTGCTTCATGCAGAGCATGGACGTGCTCGGCGACATCGGCGAGGGCGGCAACCTTTTGGCGGTGGCGAAGGACCCGGGCGTGCTGCGGCACCGGGCCCGCTACATCGTCTCGGAGGCGCCAGGCGGCGGCCAGGACTTCGCGCAGAAGCGCGCCACGTGGGAGGCGAACCGGCGCATCGGGCGCTCCGCACAGCTCATCCTGGTCACCGACAGCTGGCGCGACTCGGCGGGCGCCCTGTGGACCCCCAATACCCTGGTTCCGCTGGTGCTGCCGATCCTGAAGTGCGGCGACGATCAGGAGCCGCTGAAGTGGCTGATCGCCCAGGTGACGTACCGCCGCGACTTCGAGGGCACGACTGCCGAGCTCACGATCATGCGGCCCGAGGCCTTCCTGCCGATCCCGATCATCCAGCTGCCGGCCTTCGCCGACATTCCGGCCAATCCAGGCCTCGGCTGGGGCAACGAGGTGCGTCGATGAGCGAGCAGGCATCAGCGATCGAGAAGCTGTGGCGTCGGATGATGCTGGTGGTCGGCCGCGGCCGGATCACCACCGGCAACGACGCAGGCATGGTGCAAACGCAGCAGGTGAAGATCGGCGAGGTCGAGGTGCGCGACAACACGAAGCGCGTCGCCGAATACGGCTTCACCTCGATGCCGCTGCCGGGCTGCCACGCGGTGGTGATCTTCGTGGGCGGCGACCGCTCGAACGGGGTGATCGTCGCGACCAACGACCAAAACCACCGGCTGAAGAACCTGTTGCCCGGCGAGGTCGCGATCTATGACGACCTGGGTCAGTCAGTCTGGCTCAAGCGCACCGGCATCGAGGTGAAAGGCGCTGGCCTGCCGATCAAGATCTTCGATACCCCGACTGTCACGGTCCAGGCCAGCACCAGCATCACGCTCGACACGCCGCTGGTTCACATGACCGGCAACCTCACGGTCGATGGGCTGACCAAGACGCTCAACTTCACGATGCTCGCCGGCGGCGCTGCCAACTGGGGAGTGGGAGGCAGCGGCACCATGAACTTCAACAACATGACGGTGACCTACACCGGCGGCACGATCACGCACGACGGGCACGCGATCGACAAAACGCACGTGCACAGCGGAGTGTCGACCGGTGGGTCCAACACTGGGGCGCCCGTATGAGCGACACGACCACCATCTGGGTGCCGGAGCTCGGCCGCGGCGACTGGGTCCAGGATGGCGCCGACCTGCGCACCGGGGACGATCTCATCACGGCCGTGCTCATCAGCCTGTTCACCGATCGCGTCGCGAACGCCGACGACGAGATCCCCGACGGGACCGGCGACCCTCGAGGCTGGTGGGGCGACGCCGGCGAGACCTATCCGATCGGCTCGCGGCTATGGCTTCTCCAGCGCGAGAAGCAGACCGCGGAGACCGCCGCGCGCGCGAAGGACTACATCGCCGAGGCCCTGCAGTGGCTCCTCGACGATGGGGTGGTCGCGCGCTTCGACATCGACACCACGTGGATCGCCTACGGCCGCCTTGGCGCGCAGGTGATCGCGAATCGCACTGACGGGAGCGTGGTCGCCATGAACTTCGCTTCCGTCTGGCAAGGGATCAACTGATGCCATTTTCTCGACCACCGCTGAGCACCCTGCAGAGCCAAGTCGCCAACGACATCGCCGCGGCCCTGCCGGGGTCGGATGCGCTGCTGCGCTTCTCGAACCTCGGTATCACCGGCAAGGCGCAGGCCAACCTCGCGCACCTGCACTACGGCTATCTCGACTGGATTGCCAAGCAGGCGGTACCGTACACCGCCACGGGCGAGTTCCTCGAGGCCTGGGCCGGCCTCAAGGGCATCACCCGCAAGCCCGCGGCGCAGGCGAGCGGCTCGGTGACCTTCACCGGCACGCCGGGCACGATCATCACGAGCGGCGTCTCGCTGGTGCGTGGCGATGGAGTCACCTACACGACCACCGCCATCGGAACGATCGGAGGCGGCGGCACCGTGGCCATGCCCGCGTCGGCGACGCCTGATCCAACGGGCCTCACCGGTGCCATTGGGAATGCAGCCGTCGGCGTCGTCATGACGCTTGGCCAAGCCATCTCGGGCGTGCAGTCGAATGGCGTGGTGTCCACCGCCTTCACTGGCGGCGCTGACCTGGAGAAGGACGACAGCCTGCGCAGCCGAATGCTGGCCGCCTACCGCGCGCCCGCGCAGGGCGGCGCCGTCAGCGACTACATCCGCTGGGCGCTGGCCGTGCCGGGCGTCACCCGGGCATGGTGCAACCCCAACGGCTTCGGAGCCGGCACCGTGGTTGTCTACACCATGTTCGACCAGGCCGAGGCAGCGTTTGGCGGGTTCCCACAGGGCACCAATGGGGTAGCCGCAGGCGAGCCGCGCGCCACCGCCGCAACCGGCGACCAGCTCACGGTGGCGAACGCCATCTTTCCGCTGCGGCCGGCGACGGCTCTGGTCTATTCCGTCGCGCCGATCGCGGCGCCGATCAATTTCACGATCACGGGGCTGACCGGCGCGAGCCTGGCGACGCGCGCGCTGGTAGAGGCGGCCATCAAGGGCGTCTTCTTCCTCTATGGGACGGCTATCGGCGGGACGGTCGCGCTTTCGCTGATCGAGTCGGCCATCGCCGCCATCACCGGCACGCAAGGCTTCGTCATCACGACGCCGAGCGGAAACATTGCCACCACGCTGGGGCAGCTGCCGACGCTCGGCACCGTCACCTACCCGTAATCATGGGAGCCCCTTTCTTCAGCGCCGCAGACTATCTCGCGGCGCTTCAGGCGCTGCTGCCGCGCGGTCGGGTGTGGCCACGTGATGCAGATGCCGTGCAGACGAAAGCGCTGATCGGCCTGGCGCCTACCTACGAGCGTCAGAACGCGCGATCGAACCAGCTGCTGATCGATGCCTTCCCGGCTTCGACGATCGAGCTGCTGCCCGAGTGGGAAGAGACGCTCGGGCTGCCGGACCCATGCGCCGGCCCGTCGCCGACGATCGCCGCGCGCCGCGCGCAGGTAGTCGCCCGGATCACCTCGCTGGGTGGTCAGTCGGTTCCCTACTTCATCGCCTATGCGCTCGCGCTGGGCTACGTCATCACGATCACGGAGTTCATCCCCGCGCGCGTCGGTATTGCGCGGGCCGGTGATCCGCTGCGCGGGGTCGACTGGGCCCATGCATGGCAAGTCAACGCCTCCCTACACACGGTGGTGCGCGCGCGAGTTGGCATCTCGCAAGCCGGCGAGCCGCTCGCCTACTGGAACAACACGGTGCTCGAGTGCGAGCTCCGCGAAGTCATGCCGGCGCACACCGTTCTCATCTTCTCGTACACCTAAAAGGAGCTTCAATGTTCGGTATCGACGATCCAACAGCCGTCGCCGTGATGCCAACGCCGGAGGCGGCCGGCACGGTCGGCTTCTGGACGGAAGGCAATCCAGGGCTCGGCCAGGCGGCTACGCTCATGCGTGCCTCGTTCTTCAATGGACTGCAGCAGGAGCTGCTTAACATCCTCTCGGCCGGCGGAGTCACGCCGAGCAAGACCACGTACAACCAACTCACCACGGCGCTCACGAATCTCTTTAACAAGGGGCGGCTGATCGGCCTGCGTGTCATCACTTCGACCGGCACCTATACGCCGACCGCTGGCACGAACTCAGTGGTTGTGACGGTCATCGGCGGCGGCGGGGGTGGGGGCGGTAGCCAGGCAACCGCTGCAGGCCAGTGCGCGGCCGGTGGCGGCGGCGGTGGCGGCGGGTGGGCCCGGAAACGCATTACCTCGAGTTTCTCTGGCGTCACTGTCACGATCGGCGCTGGCGGTGCTGGCGGTGTCATCGCCGCGGGATCCGCAGGCGGTACGACCTCGTTTGGCGCGCTCGTGTCTGCGACGGGAGGCGGCGCAGGTCCGCTTGGAACGGCAGCCTCAAGCGCAACAGTCGCCGCCAATGGTGTTGCGGGCGGGGGTGTCGGGAGTTCGGGCGATGTCAACGGACAAGGTGGCATCGGTATGTACGCGCTTTACGCGGTCAATCCGACCAGTGGCAAGGGCGGGTTTAGTTACTTGGGAGAAGGTGCCGCCTACGTCACGGGCGGCTACCTGAGCGGCAACGCCGGGCCCTCGCTCGGCTCGGGGGGCTCGGGTAGCGCCGCCCAGGCCAGCAACAGCGGCGCGACGGGCGGCGCGGGTGCGGCCGGAGTTTGCATCATTGAGGAGTACGCATGATGACGAGATACGCGCGAGTCGAGAGCGGGGTGGTTTTGGAGATCATCGAGCCATTTCTGACCACGGAGGAGATGCGCCCACAGCCCCCTTTCCCCTGGCCGGAGGGCTACCAGCCCGGCGCCCAGGAGCAGCACGCCTGGGAGGAGGCGCAGGCGGCCCACGACAACTTCCACATAGGCGAGGTGCCCATCGAGCAGCGCTTCTCGCCGGAGATCTTGGCGACGCTCGTGGCAATTCCCGAGGGTGTGCAGGTGTTGCAGGGCGAGAGCTATTCGGAGGCGTCGGGCTTCGGCCCGCCTCCGCCGACGCCGCCAGTGCCTCCGCCCACCGAGGAGCAGGTGATCGCGCAACGGGACGCGCTGCTGGCTCTGGCAGCGATCCGCATCGCGCCCCTGCAGGACGCCGTCGATCTCGGCGACGCTTCCCCAGCCGAGGAGGCCGCCCTGGTCGCGTGGAAGCAGTATCGGGTCAAGCTCAACCGCATCAATCAGCAGCCGGGCTACCCTGGCAGCGTCACGTGGCCGGAGGCCCCGCAGTGATGCAAGACACTCAACCCGGCGATCTGCCGCGACTCTCGAAAGTCATCGACTTGAAGCTCCCTTTGAACTGGCTGCTGACAGTCGCCTTCTCCCTGGCACTGCTGATCGGCGGCATGTATTTCAAGCTGGGGCAACTCGGTGAGGACATGACCGATCTGAAGATCTCCGTGAAGGCCGGCAACGGCCAGGCGGCAACGATCCAGGGCGAGCTGGCCATCCTCAAGTTCCGCATCGAGAACCTCGAGGCCGACAAGAGGGCCGCGAAGTAGGGGCCCAGCCCATCACCACCAACGAACCCGCTTCGGCGGGTTTTTCTTTGCCTGAAAGGATTCCCATGAACGCGATCTCAACCTGGTTCGACAAGGTGCTGGTGCCCGAGTGGCGCAAGGCGTTGAAGATGCTGAGCGTCTGGTGGAACATCATCTGGGCCGCGGCCGTGCCGGTGTGGCTGTCGCTCCCGGAGGACAAGCAGGGCGCGATCTTGAGCGCCATCGGCGTCAATCCCGGCTGGCTGGTGGCCGCCGCCTTCGTGATCGGCATCCTGGCTCGCCTGAAGTCGCAGGGCATCTCGGTGTCTGCTGAGTCGGATCGCTCGGACCAGTCATGAAGCGCCGGAACGCCCAGCAGTGGGCGGCGATCCTCCGTGCTTGCGGAGTCGCGCCCAACACGTCTAAGGCGTGGGGCCCCGTCTTCGCCGATGAAATCCGCGAGAACAGCTTCAGCAAGGGCGACGCCGACATTGCCGACTGGCTGCCGGAGATCCTGCACGAGAGCGGCGGCCTCGAGCGGATGGAGGAGAACCTCAACTACACGACGCCGCAGCGCCTGATGGCGGTGTGGCCATCGCGCTTCCCGAGCGTCGTGGCCGCGCTTCCGTATGTTGCCAATCCCAAGGCGCTCGCCAACTTCGTCTACGGCGGCCGCATGGGAAACACGCGAACCGACGACGGTTGGACCTACCGCGGCCGTAGCCCGATCGGCATCACAGGCCTGGCCAACTACCAGCGTGTGGGCGACCTGATGGGCCAGGACTTGGTGGGCATCCCTGACCTGCTGTGCCAGCCGCGCTTCGCGCTCGATGCGTGCATCGCATGGTGGGAAGACAAGATCCCCGACAGCATGCTCGGCGAGACCACCACCATCCGCCGGCGGGTGAATGGAGGTGTGATCGGTCTGGACGACGTGCAGCGCCTGACCAAGCTGGCGCGGGTGGCCCTGTCATGAGCCCGATCGTCTGGGCCATGTGGTGGTACTGGTGGCGCCTATGAACAGCGATCTCGACATCGACGAACGCCGGGCCGCGGCGACGCCTCGCGATTGGCCCGAGGACTTCGACAAAGAGACGGGCTGGAACGTCTGCCAGCGCTGCCTGCTCTATTTCCTCGGTGCGACCTCGCGCATCAAGTGCAGGCAGTGCCACGAACAGAGGACCCTATGAGCAAGTACCTGCTGATCGGCCTCGCGATCGCGCTGGCGCTGAGCATGGCTGGCAACGCCGCGCTGACGCACTTCTACCTCGAGCAGCGCGACGCTGCGACGCAGGCCGTCAGCGACCGCGACAGCGCGCGCAATGCGGCCCAGCAGTGCAGCGACGGCGTGGCTAGCCTGCAGGCCGCGGCCGAGGCGCGCGCCGCGGGCGCCGAGCAGCGCCGCAAGGACGCTGAGACACAGGCGCTGCTCGCAGAGGGCAGGGCGCAGGTGCTGCTGCAGAAGCGGCCCAGCGTGGCAGGCGACGACTGCCGCAGCGCGACCCTGCAGATGGATGACTGGCTCACTATGAGGAACCCGAAATGAAGCTGCTCGCGATGACCATCCTTGCTGCCCTGGCGGGCTGCTCGAGCACGGGCGGCGCGCTCACTGTGAAGGTGCCTGTGCCCGTCGAGTGCAAGGAGTCGATGCCAGCCCGGCCGACCATGCCCACCGAAGGCCTGCGGCCCGGCGGCGCGCTGTTCGCCTCGGTGACCGCCATGCAGGCCGAGATCGAGCTGCGCGAAGGCTACGAGGGCAAGCTGCGCGCGGCCCTGGCGGAATGCGTCGCACCGATCAAGGCTGGTGCCCCCTGAACTTGCGAAATTGCGAAATTGCGCAAACTGCCCCCGGCTTCGGCCGGGGGCCTTTTCTATTTGGGAGCGATCGTCAGATGCTTCATCGCCAGGCCCAGCACGCGGGTGTCCTTGCTCGAAGGGTCCACCTGCGCGGGGGAGATCGCATCGACCGCCTCGAACGCAATATTCAAGGCCGACCCTCTAATCAAGCCTTCTGGGATCTCTGCCGTCTTCAAGTGCGACGCCTCGCCGAGGGAGTAGGTCCACGTAGCGATCTTTCGGCCGCTCACCCACACATGGACGACCTGCTTCGGATGGGTTTCCGTCAGGAGTGCGTTGGCCTCGACGGACATCGTCAGCGGTCCCTTGCTACCAGCTGGCAGGTTCATTGACAAACCGGCGCTTTCCTTCCCGGACGTCCATGTTCCCCACGATTCAGCATTGGTCCAGCCGGTCGTCTTGAACCAACTGCCATCGCCGCCCGAACCGAATTTGATCTTCTCTCCCAGGCCATAGGCGCGAAGGCATGCGTTTTCGATGACCACGTACACAGCCGATTCCGCGTATCGTCCACGACAGTTTCTGTCGATGGCGCTTGAGCGTCGCACCATGGCATATTGCGCTCCGGCATTGATCTTTTCGCCTTCCGCGGGAACCGTGTTGAATGGGTGCTCGAAGGAGGCGAGCGAGATCATCCAGTTGATGAGGGCTGGCTGCGCCGCGTCTCGAGCTACGGTATTGCCCGGCGTGAAGGGCGGCAAGCGCATGTCCGCCGCGTTGTTGGCATAGTCGATCGCTCTGACCACTGGCACCACCGGCGTGTTGAAGCCATTCAGCGCAGCGGATGAGGCCAGGCCGGCGATAACAGGGACCGCCAATCTGGACGCGGAAAGCCTCCACGTCGGGAGGAAACTGGCAATCAAGCGAACAGCGTTCATCGCGCCCAGCGTGAAGACGATGAACATGTGCTTCTTCACTGCGTACAGCGAGCCGTCGCCGCTCAGTCTCAGTATCGCCCACTGCAGAAACACAAGGACGGTTGCGGCGATGCATGCGGAACCCAGGACGGCATCGACACGCTCTCCGCGCCCGCGCAGTTGGCTGACAAGGCTGAGGGCGCCCACTGCGCCGCACGCAACCGCAACCCATAGCATGTGTGAGTAGCCGAACTCGAGGTACCCGTCGTGGTTCGCATTGATCCGTATCGACTGGAATGCGGGGTTAAGCAAGATGGCGGCCACCGAAGCCGCGGCGGCGATGGCAAGAATCAGCAGATCCTTCGTTGGGACCTTCTTGGTGGCCCCCCAGCGCTGGAGAGCCAGAAAGGCTATGAGGGTCAGGCCGGCCGCAAATATGTGGACCGCGACCACCGGCTGAATCCACATGGTGAGCGTTCCGACGGCCAGGATCAGGGCTGCCTGCTCCCAGGTATCGGCAACCTTCGCCAGCCACAGCAGCACAGCGAGGTAGACGACGTCGGCCAATAGCTGCGGATAGAAGAAGTTTCCGAGGACCTCCCAGCCGATCAGCGAGCGCGAGGGGAGCAGGAGCGCGAACAATGCCAGGAAAAGTGTCATCCTGACGGGAGAGGCGGCACCCAGCAAGTGGCCGATCAGGAGGTAGGCGGCAAACACGGAGGTGATGGACACGAGGACCATGCCAACCAGTCCAGACCCACCGATCCATCCCACAACCGCGGCCAGCCAGTGCGCTGCCGGAGGGTAGGCTGCCATGATGCCCACGTTCGGTGGCGAGCCTGGGCGCACGCCCCCGTGCTTCATGATTTCATCAACCAGGAGGTAGTGCGCAGTCAGGTCGCCAGAGACCGGGAAGAACCTCCCAAACCAGATCATCAGGAAAGCAGCTACACCGATCGTGAGCCAGGCTGTGCTGCGCTGATACTCGCGGTCTTCGTTCTTCGTCATGCCTTGTTGCCAGCCATATGCGGTGGCATGCAAGGGCCGAATTCGCAGGGCTGTTGGGGCCACCTCACAGCCACGTAGAGCATCACAGCGACAAACGCTGCGAATGCCACGCAGAGCATCAATTTCATCATTGGGGGTTGGGCGGCGGGGAGGCTCGCCCGAGTTGTTGTGTTCTTGGTCGCGGTCGATTCTGACAGAACGAGTCAGGTTGACCCGACCTGGACGCCTCGGCGGCTGAGACCTACACCTTCAGGATCTCGCAGCTCCATTCCTGGAGGACCCACGCCGAATCGACCTTCTCCACACCCACGATCCGCAGTTCGTTGCCGAACACCGACTTGACCCGGGGATCGTAGAGCTTTGGCCCCTCGGAGATGAAGATCGAGGCCATCATGCCGATCTCGTCTTTGCCTGCCGAGGAGCTGTTCAATGTCCCCGTGAACTCGCGCGGCTTCTCGTTCCAGGTGAGCCAGCACCCGGCATTGCGCAT